AATTATGTAGGTGTATTTACTATTATAAATAATACAGGTCAAACTATTACTAAAATAGTAAATCTTCCAGCATCTCATAAAGTAAGATTTTATGTAGAAAATGGTAACACACAATTGTTTAGTCATACTACAATAGCAAACCCTGCTGTAAATTTATTAGTATCTGATGCTGCTGCTGTTAATACAATTGTAGGTAGAGCAGATGGTAGTGATTTTATTGAGTATGAATTAAGTGGAAGAAAAAATAGAAGATATAATGCAGTAATAGCTGCTTAATAATATAAAAAATGAGTTTAACTAAAGGTGAACAATTAGATGAAAGAAAATATCATTATAAAGCTTGGTGGACTTTAAATGGTTCAGGAGGTACTTTATTTAAAGTATTAGATAATACCTTTCCTACAGCTCCTACAGTTGTAACATTAGAAGATATAGGTTATTATAGAATGATAGTTCCTGGTAATTTATTAACTAATGATGGTAAATGTGTTTTAAAATTAAAAACTTCAAATGATAGTTTTAAAACATATAGAACTTATGATGGTGGAGATGTATCAGATGCAGGATATATTGAATGGGTAATTTGTAATATTTCAGGTAATCCTGTAACACCTAGTTCAATGTTTTTAGTAGAATTAGAACAATATTTATAAAATATGCCAATAGTAGGTGGAGAAAGTGGTGGTAGTGCCATTATAGAAGTAGCAAATTATTCTGCTCTTCCTGCTGCTAATACAGTAGGAAGTGAACTGTATGCTGTTCTTGCTAGTCAAGGTACAGCTTGGCTTCCTGGTTCTTTAGGTGGTACTTATTATCCTAAAGGATTATATTACTCTGATGGCTCAGATTGGATTTTTACTGAAACTCCTTATAATGCTAATTTAGCAACTGTAGATGCAGGTACTAATGATTCTACATTTGTTACTCCTTATACATTTACAAATGCAGCTAAATGGGGGACTAAAGAACCTACAATTGCAGTAGGTACAACAGCTCAATATTTGAGAGGTGATAAAACTTGGCAAACATTAGATACTAGTATAGTTCCTGAAAACACTAATTTGTATTTTACTACTACTAGAGCAATAGGTTCTACCTTAACAGGATATATCAGTGGTGCAGGTGTAGTAGCAGCAACAGATACTATATTACAAGCTATTCAAAAACTTAATGGAAATGTAGCCGCTATTCCTAGTTATACTTTTTCAACAGGATTAACTAATACAGCTAATACTATAACTAATAATTTAGTTGTAGGTGTTAGTGGTGGACAAACTATTATTGGTGGTACTGGAGTTGGAGATGGTATAACATACAAAGGAACAACAGGCAATGGAACATCAACTGTTGCAGCTCATTCTTTTGTAGTTGGTAATAACGGTGGAACAATAGCGTTAAATATTTTAAATAATGGAAATGTAAAAATAGTTACTGGTTATGTTGGTATTGCTACAGATGCAGTAACAAATCAACCTATTACTTCTTCATTTTCTTTAAATGGTCAATTAATCAGTAGATTTATTAATACAAATAGTTCAGGAGCAGCAATTTCTTCTATTGCTACACAAAATAATTCTGGACAATCTCAATCATGTAATAAGTTAGGTTCTGCTTATACTACAGCAGGTCTTTTAGTTGCATCTTTAAATTGGTATCATGGGAATGTAGGTAGTACTTTATATTCAAATTCAGCTTCAAGTACTGCACATATTTGGTCTATTGGTGGAACAGCGGCAGCAAATGAAGTAATGAGAATTGAAAGCACAGCATTCACACTTGCTAACGCTGTAAATATAGTAGTTGGTACAACTACAGGAACTAAAATTGGTACTTCAACATCACAAAAATTATCAATGTGGAATGCAACCCCAATTGTTCAACCAACAACAGGAATTGCAGCAGCTACATTTGTTACTAATACATCAGGAATAGTAAATGATACTGCAACTTTTGATGGTTATACAATAGGTCAAGTAGTAAAAGCTTTAAGAAACATAGGTGCATTAGCTTAAAAAATTATAAAATGATAAATATTAGTAATTGCCCAAAAACAGGGTTAAAAAGAAAAGTTGATTATGATTTTCATTGGAATAGACTTACTAAAAAAGAAGTAATAATTTCATGTGAAGTTCGTTGGTTTAATCAAGATGATATAGAAGTTGTTTCTGCTGGCATTGTCCCTTATGGAAAGGAATTAAAAGCAACAACTGACACTCCTGTTAACCCTCAAACAGGTGAAGTTTTATCTGAATGGACTGAAGGAGCAATTAGTGAGTATGATTATTATTCTTATGGGGTAGCAAATATGAGTATTATTTTACCCGAAATGATTAAACAAATTATTTTATTAAGAGATTCGCAAGGTAAATTTAATTAAATGTCAATATCTGATAAATATAATAGAGTAAGACCGTATATAAAACATGGTTCACTAGTTTTATTTAGAGGGAAAGGAATAATGGCTAAAATTATTCAAAATTGTGATAATTCTTATTGGAATCATATTGGAGTTGTTATAGAAGTAAATGGTGCTTTATTTATTGTAGATAGTAATGCAAGTGGAGTACAAGCTGACAGACTTTCTTGGAGAGTATCAAAATATGAAGGTGGTGATATTGGTTTTATTATTCCCGATATAGAAGATGTTACTAAAAATTATTATTTATCTCAATTATTACAAAGAAGTGATAAAAAATGGATTAAATATGATTTTTTTAATGGTGGAAAAGAATTAGCTAATAGAAAATGGAATCTTAACTTAAAAGTTAATACTAGCGAAAATAGAGATATTTGTAGTGATTTTGTTAGTGATTATGCTATTAATACAGGAGTAGTAGATAAAGAATCATTTAAAAAATTAAGAGTAGCTTTTCCACAAGATTATGAAAGATTTATAAATCTAGAAAATTGTTTTTTATTAAATAAAATTTAATTATCTTTACAAAAAAAAATTATTTATATGAAATCAATAAAAAACAAAACAATTACATTTTTAACAGATGTTTTTATACCTAAAGAAGGTTTTGTTCAAAAACCTTTAGAAAAAAAATATTCAGAAATTATTTTTGATCATTGTAAAACACCTAATAATCCTGAAAAAGGTTTTTCTTATGAAGAGATTAAACAAATAACTAGAATTGAAACTGTTTGTGATAAAACAAAAGAATCTCTTGAAGTAGAAGATGCAGATTTAGATTTTATTAAAAATAAAATTAAAAAAGCTAATTGGGGATTTTATGATAAAAATATCATAGACTTTGTTGAATATATAATAAATTTATAATAAATATTAAATGGAACATAATACAATAGATAATAATTCACTACATAGTAACACAATAATTAACTTTATGTTAACAGTAATAACTTCATTTTTAGGATTTATATCTGTTAACTTTAATGATAAGTTAAAAGATATAGATGTATTACTCTCACCAATTGTAAAAATTTGTTCTATATTATCTTTTACTATATTTTTAGTATTAAATTGGGAGGATATAAAGAAAAAAGTTAAAAAATTCTGTAAAATTAAATAATATGCCAGGAATATTAACAGCATTAAAAGGTGTAATTTCTGGTAAAGGTCCAGAATTAGTTAAAGCAGTAGGAGATGGTTTAGATAATCTTTTTACTAGCAAAGAAGAAAAAGCTATACTTGAAAATAAAAAATCAGAAATTGAGGCTTTATTACAAGAGAAAATAATGGCTCATGAAGAAAGAGTTGAAGAGATAGCTATTGAAAAATTAAAAGTAGAAATAGATAGAGAGAAAGCTTATCTAGCTGATACTCAAGATGCTAGAATGAATAATACTAAAATACAAGAATCAGATAAAGCTTCTTGGTTATCTAAAAATGTAGGTTATATTTTAGATTTATTTTTAGGAGCTATTTGGGGTACAGTTACTGTATTTATAGTTGCTAAAGCTTTTAAAATTATAGATAGTAATGCTGATATGACTGCTGTGTTATCAATTTATGGTACTATTACAGCAGTATTTATGATTTCTTTACAATTTCATAGAGGTACTTCTAAAGGTTCTGAAGATAAATCTAAAGAATTAAAAGAAATAAGACGTAATAAATAAAATTTTATTTGTATCTTTGCACTAGGAAGAGGAAGTTTAACTTAAATAATCACTAATGAATTTAGTACAAGAATTATTAAAAAAACCAGGTTACTTGAAGTGTGGACCTAATAAAATTGCAGATACATTTGGTGTATCTTTTAAAGTAGCTAAAAATGCTTTAATAGAAGCCAGAAAAACAAATAAAAATGTAGTATATATACCTACATTAAAAAATGAAGAAAAAATTATTAATGCTGAATATCAAGAATTTTTAGAGTGGAAAAAATTTAAACAAGAAAGAGAAGATTTAACTTCTAAAAAGAAGAGAAAAATTGAACCTTTTTTAACAGGAAATAAAGATAATGTTTTAGTAATAGGTGATCTTCATGAACCTTTTTGTTTATCTGAATATTTAGAATTTTGTAGAAAAAAACAAGAAGAATATAATTGTGGAACAGTAGTATTTATAGGAGATATAATTGATAATCATTATTCTTCTTATCATGAAAGTGAATTAGATACTGATGGTCCAAATAAAGAATTTGATTTAGCAAAAAGTAGAATTAAAGAATGGTATTATACTTTTCCAAAAGCTTATGTTTGTATAGGTAATCATGATAGAATGGTATCTAGAAAAGCAAAATCAGGTGGTATATCAGATAGATGGTTAAAATCTTATTCTGAAGCATTAGATACTCCTAATGTGGATTTTGTAATGGAAATAGTAATGAATAATGTATGTTATAATCATGGTGAAGCTGGTGAAGCTTCTAAAAGAATGACTACAGAATTAATATCACAAGTACAAGGACATCTTCATAGTAAATTTTATATTCATTATGGAGTAGGTGCTAGACATAAAGTATTTGGATTACAAACAGGTTGTGGTATTGATAGAAATAGTTTTGCTTTTGCTTATGGTAAAAATGGTCCTAAACCAGTAATAGGTTGTTCAGTTGTATTAAATAAAGGAACATTACCAATATTACTTCCTATGGATCTTTAAATAAATTAAAATGATAAGTTTAAATAATATTACATTTGATATTTTAGAATTGTTAAAAGGTTATCAATTATCTGATGATATGGATATTGATGAAAGACAAGTACAATTTCATGTAAATACTCAAAGAGCATTAATCATTAGAGAAATGCTAAAAAATGGAGGTAAATTAGATACTCAATTAATACAAGATTTAGGTTGTATAGAGATAACAGAAGTAGAAGCTTCAGAATGTTGTGATGTAGATACTGATTGTTATGTATTAAGAACAGTAGATAAAGTACCTCAATTTATAGAAACAGATGGTGGTAATGGTATTACAAGAATAGGTCCTGTTAAAAAACTTAGCAGACCTTTTTCATTTGTACCTTATACTCAATTTGTATATAGTGGAGAAAGTAAATATAATAAAAATATGATATTTTCTACATTATATAATGGTTATATCTATTTTAAATCTAATGATCCAGCAAATGAATTATTAGGAGTATTTAATTTAGCAGGCGTATTAGAAGATCCTACAGATGCTAAAAGATATAATAGATGTGATACTAATGAAGTATGTTATTCTAATGATCAAACTTATCCCATTCATGGATGGATGATACCTATTATAAAAGATAGAGTAATGAGGCAATTATTAGGTTCTTTACAAATACCTAAAGATACTTCTAATGATGCTAAAGATAATGTAGATGCTAATAATAAAAGCTAATGCCTAAGTTAAAACATAAAATACATATTACTAGTGTTGATTTTTACAAATATTATGCATCAATGCATTTTAAAGAAAAAATCAATAATAAAACTAAAGTATATTTTGATAGTAAATATTATTTAACTAAATCTCAATATACTAAAGTACTAGAACAATGTAATTTAAAAGTATTAGATGCTATATTAAAAGATCCTTTAGATTGTATATTACCTGCTAGACTTGGTATTATATGTATTAGAAAGCAAAAACCAGAATTAAGAATAGATGAGAATGGTATATTAATAAATAGAATGCCTATAAATTGGAAAGAAACTAGAAAGCTTTGGAAAGAAAATATTAAAGCTAAAGAAGATAAAAAATTTATAAGATTTCATAATGAACATTCTAATCAATATGTAGGTAAATTTGTATGGAAAACTATACAAAGTAATTTTAAAAATAAAAGTGCTTATTGTTTTAAACCTTGTAGAACAGCTACTCAAGGATTAGCTAGAATATTTCAAGATGAAGATAGAACAATTGATTACTTCTTAAAAGAAAAATAAAATGGCTAAAACAACAGAAAAATTAATGATTAAAGGTACTGAAGAATCTGTTACTAGAAAATCATTAGAACAAGATGGTATAACTACTTCTATTGAAGTTAAAAAAGTAGAAAATGGTTATGTAGTAACTGTTAGAGAATGTGGTTATAAAAAAGAAAAAGGTAATGAAAAATGGGTTGATCATGAAAAAGTTTATATTAGTAAAACAGATCCGTTAGAAGAACCAGGTGAAGTAGAGAAAAAAGAATCTTTTAAAGAATCTTTAAATAATGCTTTAAATAATTTAAAATTATAATAAATGATTTGGAACGGTAAATATGTATCTGTAAACTCTATTATAGAAAAAGTATATAGAGATATGAATATGATAGATCAATTAGATCTTGGTAATGCTGTTGAATGGGCAGGTGAAGCTATTGAACTAATAGGAGCACCTATGACTTTAAGAGAAAGAGTAGGATTAATAGAAATTAAACATAGAAAAGGTAAATTACCTATTGATATGCATTTATTAATTACTTCAGGAGCAGCACCTAATCAAGATTGTAAATGTGCTAAAAGATTTATACAAATGAGATATTCTACAGATGCGTATCACATGTTCTGTTCTGAATGTCAAGATAAAAATTGTAATTCAGATTTAACTTATAAAGTTAATGATGATTATATGTTTGTTAATTTTGATGAAGGTACTGTAAGAATATCTTATAAAGCTATTCCAGTAGATGAATTTGGTTTTCCTTTAATACCAGATGATGTTAAATTTAAAAATGCTGTAAGTTATCATATAATGTGGAAATTAGCATTTATTAAAATGATGAGTGGTAAAATTGCTGTAGGTGTTTATGATAGAATACAAGCAGATAGAGATTGGTATTTAGGAGCAGCACAAACAAGAGGTAATACTCCTAATCCAGATATGATGGAAAGTATTAAAAATAATTGGATTAGACTTATTAAAAAAATTAACCAACACGGTGATGGCTTTAAAAATGCTGGACACCAAGAAGAAAGATATACACATAATTCTGCTAATATAACAAATGGTGGAAGTAATACAAATCAATCAGATGTTCCTACATTTTTTAATATAAATGGAACTGAAGATACTACAAATAATTGTTAATTATGGAAGGAATTAAAGGTTACATTAATGGTATGAACCAAGATGGAGCTAAAAATAAAGAAAATCAATCTTCTTATTTTTTAGCACAAGATTTTAGAATAATTACAGATAAAGGTAAATCCACAGGATCTCTTGAAAATGAAAGAGGTACTAAAATTGCTTTTAAAGTACCTGATTTAGCACAAATGACTTTAACTGATGGTACTATTATACCTGCACAAACTAATTTACAAATAATTGGTTGGTGTACAATGATAGATACTATTATTATATTTACTACTAATGAAACAGCACTTGTTCCTAATGGTTCTTATGGACAAATTTGGAAAATGCAATTTAGTGAAACATCAGGAGAAATTATAGGATTAACTGCTGGTGAATTAACTGTTGCTAATCATTTAGTTTATAATCAACAAATGAATTTCTCTTCTTATCATAGAATAGGAAGAGCTATAGGAAGATATGAAACAGAAAAAATACAAAGAATTTATTGGACAGATTTTTACAATTCAGTAAGATCTTTAAATATAGCAGATGAAGATACTTTAAATATACCATTAGATAATATTTCATTAAAACCAAGTGTTACTTTTTCACAACCAGTAATACAAACATTAGGTTCAGGTAATTTACCAACTGGATGTGAAATACAATTTGGTTATAGATTATTAGATGATAGTGGAGTAGAATCTTTAATTAGTCCTTTATCAGCATTATGTGCTTTACCTAATTTAAATATATATACAACAGCTTATAAAGATTTTAAAGGTATAGGAGATACTAGTACTAAAACAAGGTCTGTAACTTATGAAATAAAAGATATAGATACTGATTATACTACTATAGAGCATATTGCTATATTATATACATCTTTAGATGTTTTTACTGTTTATAAATTTGATGAGCAACCTATTCCTTCTTCAGGAGAAGTAACTGTTACTTGTAGTGATTTAGATTCTGCAATAGAACTTACAACACTTGAATTAAATTTATTATCTTCTGGTTTTGATATTTGTAAAGATATTGAAGTAAAAGATGATAGATTAATTGCTGCTAATATTAAAACAAATATATTAGAGTTACCTGAATATGATACTAGAGTTTATAGATTTGATAGTACTAAAAATAGTTTAATACAAGATAGTATTAAAGGAGATATTACTATAAATGCTCCTTCTTTAGTTATAACAAGTGGACCAGGTATAGGTAATTCTTGGACAGAAGTAGATAAAGAACATGATGCTATTAATCCTTATAATCAAGAAAGTAATACTAATTGGTTTTCACAACAATATAAATATAAATCTGATGGTGTAACTATTGGAGGAAGTGGTCCTAATATTTCTTATGAATTTACTAAAAAAGAAATTGCAGCTAATTTTCAACAAAGTTTAACTGATCATCCTTCTCATATAGAAGTTAATAGATGGGCAACTACTGATGGTGATGATATAATGGTAGGACAATTAAATGCTGATGGTACTACATTTACAATAGAAAATTCTGATCAATTTAAAGATAATTCTAATATTTATAATCATGGTTATTTTAGAGGTTATAGTAGAGGAGAAACATATAGATTTGGTATAGTATTTTATGATAAAGCTGGCTCTTCTTCTTTTGTAAGTTGGATTGGTGATATTAGAATACCTGATGTAGAAGATGGTTTTCCTATAGGTACTGAAATTGGTGGATTAGAATATATGTATTCTATTGGTATTAAATTTACTATAGATATTTCTTCTATAAGAGATAAAATAGATGGTTGTAGAATAGTAAGAGTTAATAGAGAGTTATCTGATAAAACAAAATTAGGTACTGGACTTTTAATGTGTTTTGATCAACAAGATGAATCTTATGAAACTACTTTATTACATAGGTGGGAAGCTTCTAATGATGGAGCACCAGGTCCTAGTAATCCTTTTAAAATATCAGATGATACTGAAATCTATGGTTCAACTGTAAATAATATATTACATTTATCTGATAAACCAGGATTTAATGATCCTCAATTTAATTCTAGTGATACTAAAAGATTAACTTATTTAATATCTCCAATAGGACAATTATATCCTGTAGATTTTAAACCAGGTGATTTTATTAAAACAACAGGTTATCAAAGAGCTACTTGTAATAAATATTATTTAAATAGTGCTACAACTGATCCTGATACAGATAAAGATTATGGTTTTTATTATAAAACTAAATTATTTATTCCTTATACTCATGGAAGAGAATGGCATGAAATAGGTGCTCAAGAAATAATGAATATAGGACAATATTATCCTGCTGGTGGAATATTATCTGGTTATACAGGAGAGAATTTAATGAATAGTTCTTACTCAAGAGAAGCTACTATATTAGTATCTGATGCTAAAGAAGAACATCCTCTTGGTATAGGAAGTCCTAAAATGTTAATGTTATTAAAATCAGGTACTGGAGTAATTCATACTGTAGATGGAGCAACACAATCTTGGCATTTAGGAGGAGATTTTAGAGGTATTAATTTTGGAGGTACAGATACTTCTGGATATGTTTATTTTAAAGAAGTACATTATTGTAGATATGTATTATCTCAATATGGTGGAAATACATTTGCTGATAGAAGTAAAAATCAATATATATCAACTAATCATTATCAAGTAATTAGTGATACTATTCCTGATATTATTACTCCAGAAGTTTATGGTGGAGATGTATTTGTTAATTATTATGATGATGAACAAATAGAAAGATACCAAAACCAAGATGGTGCTTTTGGAGAACCTTATAAAGTTCCAGATGTTAACAAATTATCTGTAGCTGTTTGTTTCTTTACTGAGAGTCCTTGTAATACAAATTATAGATCAGGTGTTCATTGGGCAGCTAATAGAGGAACATCAGGAGGTTATTCTATGGGAGATTACCAAAGTAATCAATATGTTTATAATCATATATTTTCTCAACAACCTATAGCAGAACAAAAGTTTTTTGCTAAAGATTTTTTAATAGAAACTAATGAAGAAAATCCATTTCAATTATGGGCATCAGAACCTAAAATTAATGGTGAATTATTAGATAAATGGAGAATTTTTAAACCTGCTAATAAAACAGAAGTAACAGGTACTTATGGTCCAATTAATAGAATTATAAATTATAAAGATAGATTATTCTATTATCAAGATATGGCTATTGGTATTGCTTCTATTAATGAAAGAAGTATTATTACTGATGCTTCAGGACAACAAGCAGTATTAGGTACTGGTGGAATATTTCCAGATTATCAATATTTATCTGTTATAACAGGATGTTATCATCAGTTTGCTGTAGTAGCAACTGAAAATGGGTTATATCATTATGATGCTAGATTAAGAAAATTATTTAAAACTAGTGAAGGAGTAATGCCTATATCTGATATGAAAGGTATGAGTTCTTTCTTTGATAATAAAATTACAGGTTCTATTAATAAAGAAGATTTTACTTTAAGACAAATAGATGGTGGTCCAACAGGTGTTCATGGTGAAGCAGATTATAGATATAATAGAATATTATATACTTTCTTAATGCCTTATTTTACAGATTTAACTGGTATATTTGATTTTATTACAGGTAATATAATTTATACTGGAGGAATTTATTATTTAGTTAATTCTGATTTTACTTTTGATTTTGGTATTGAACCAGATATTACAGAATATGATGTAACTATTCTAACAGATTACCAACCAAGATATACTATATCTTATAATGAAGTTATAGATGCTTTTGAAAGCTTTTATTCTTATTTACCTGGTATATACTTACAATATGGTAGAAGATTACTCTCAGTTAATCCTAATGATTCTAAAGAAGCTTATATTCATAATGAAGGTGATTATTGTTTCTTTTATAATCAACCAGAAACTATATCAAGATTAATTACTTTCTTAGGAGATAATGGTAATATTACTAAGATATTTAATAATCTTATGTTTTTATCAGAAGCTTATGATACTAATAATTTAGATCTTTATACTAATACTATAAATAAATTTAGAGTAAGAAATGAATATCAAGATACAGGTTTAATTTCTTTAACTAATAATAATAATATTAAAAGAAGAATGAGAACTTGGAGATTACAAATTCCTAGAGATAATACAGATGGTAAAAGTAGAATAAGAAATCCTTGGGCAGAACTTACTATTGAATATCAAAATGCTGCTAATCAACGTTTTGTACTTCATGAATTAGGATATAATTATACTCCTGCACCTATGTAATAATTTCTATTACAAATTTTAACTTAACTTATTACAAATAAATACAATTAATGTTTCTTGGATAATTATAATTTAATTATCTTTGAATAACCTATTTTACTATGGCAAAGAAAACTAAAAACACAACTGCTAGAACATTAAATCCTTATATTTCATTATTTGATTTAGGTGGAGAATTAAGTGCTACTCCAAGTTATTTATCAGATATTCCTGAAGTATCAGATACAGCAATTGATCCTAATTTAAAGTTAGATACTGGAAAAGGTTTTGATATAAAATCTTTATTAGGTATGGATTTAGAAGGTTCTGATATTACAACTGGATTAAATCGATTAACAAATGTTACTGATGATAGAGGTATTCAAAATACTAAAAAATCTGCTATTAATAGTGGAATAGGTGCAGGTGTAGAATGGGGAACAAAAGCTTTTAAAGCAACAGGTAATCCTCTTGTAGCTGCTGGTGTAGGTATAGGTGCAGGGTTCATATCAGCAGGTATAAATAATAAAAAAACTAAAGTTGCAAATAAAGAAGTAGCTGATGATTTAGGTAATTATTATGCAGGACTTCCTAATATAACAAGTGCTAATCCATATAAAATGGTTGATGGAGGTTTTAAAACTTCAGAGAAAAAAGCTATAAATGATGCTTGGGAAGAAAATATAAAAGATTTAAAATATGGAAAATATATAGAAGACCCTATTAAAAGAAAACAACAAGTAAAAAATGTTTTTTGGAGTATGTTAGATAATGGATTTGACCCTTTTTCTGTTGAAGATAATATGAGAAAAATGAGTGGTTATGGAAGTCAAAGAGGAGGGTTAGCTTCAGAAAATGAGTGGGGTTGGGATAATAAAGATATAAATAGAACAGAATTAGTTAATTATTATAATGAATATTATAATATAAAACCTAATAATGTACAACAAGAAAGAGGTTCACAATCTGAAAATATTAAACAAGAAATGCAAAAACCAATTTTAAATAAATTTGAAATGGGTGGAGATAAATCAGTAAATAACTTTAATGGAGAATCTCATGAAAATGGTGGTATAAAATTAACAGAAGGTGCTGAAGTAGAAGGTGGAGAAACATCTTATAAAGATTATGTATTTTCTGATACTTTAAAAGTACCTGGAAAGAAGATTACATTTGCTCAAGCTACTAAAAGAATAGAAGCTAAATATAAAGGCAGAGAAAATGATCAATATTCTGAAAGAGCTAAAGAACAAGCATTAACAGAATATATGCAACAAAATGAGATGGTAAAAGCTATTGAAGAAAAAAAACAAGCTCATGCTCAAGAATTACAAGGAATTATGCAAAAATTTAAATTAGGTGGAAATAAAAAAGATAAAAAATCACCTGGTGTATTTCCAGATATGGAAAATGATAATTCATTTGTAGATTATAATGTAGGTGAAGGTTCTTTACCTGATATGTATAAAAGATCTTATTTAAATAATCAATCACAATTAAATTCTGATTTTAATTTTCCACAACCAGTTAATAATCTTCAATCAGAAGTAATACCTACATTTGATTATGAAGCTTGGAAAACTACACAAGATAAATATAAAACTAATATAGAAGATAATTCTACTACTACAAATAATACTAAAAATAAATCTAAAATAGGTAATGAAGAAATGGCTTTAGGTTTATCTATGTTGCCTGGATTATATAATGTAGCTAAAGGTTGGAAACCTGATGTAACTAATTTTCAAAATATGAATCCTAATTTAGTTAATTTAGAATCAGAAAGAGAAAATTTAAGAAGAGAAGCAGGTAAAGCAAGATTAATAGCTAATGAGAATGTTAGAAATATTGGTGGTGGATCAGGAACAGCATTAGCAGCATTAGCCGCACAATCAAGTGCTATTAATGATAGTAAAATGAAAGGTTTATCTGATAGTTATCAAAGAGAACACTTAGCTAATGTAACTACATTAAATGATTTCTTAGTTAGAAATAATTCTATTAATAATGAAGAGATAGTAGCTAATGAACAAAATAAAGCAATGAGTGATTCTCTTAAATCATTAGGATTATCTGATTTATCTAATAATGCTCAAGGTTATTTAAGAGATAAAGAATTAAATAGAGCTAATGATAAATCTAATAAAATGAAATTAGATGCTATGAACTCTTTATTTCCTAATTATAAATGGGGTATTGATCCAGAAAATGATAAAATGGTATTAGAATATGTACAATCATTTGGTGGTACAGGTGGATTAGGAGCTTATACAGGTACTTCTAATAAAGCTACTAAATCTAATGCTAAAAGTACTACAACAAACAACTGATACTAAATCAGGTAATAAAAAAACAAAAACAAGTATAACTAAAAAGAATTAATTATGGCGACCAACAGATTTTTTTCACCACAACGTGGTCAATATTTAAGCCAGTTCGTGCCTGAAGAATTACCTACAGATTTAATGTTAGGTGCTTTACAACAAAAACAAAAACAATATGATTTAGTAGATCAAGCTATACAAACAGAATTAGGTGATTGGAATCAAAGATCATTAGCTGGTTATGATACTAAATATATTAAAGAATGGAAACAAAAACATGAAAACTTTATAAATGAAAGTATAGGTAAAGATTTTACTTCTCCTGAATTTCAAAGACAATATAGAGATTATATGAAGAAATTTAAATCTGATGAAGGTTTAAAAGCTGTACAAGCTGCTGTTGATAAACATGATGCTTTTTTATTACGTTATAATGCTTTAAAACAAGATAAAGATACTTATGCTGCTGCTGAAGAATTAGCTAATGAATATATTACTAGATATAATAAATATACTGCTGAAAATGGTAAAGGATTTACAGGAGATATACAATTAGGTGATGAAAATATTAAAACAGGTAATGATATAGATGCTTTAGGTAAAAAATTATATGATGATATTAAAGAATCAGGTAGTGATAATGTAAAAAAGTTTAAAGATTTTTCATATAAAACAAGTTCATCAGGAGTAAGTGAAACAACTTTAGATAAAAGAACTTTAGCTATGTTAGATCATTTTATTGATGGACCAGGAGGAAGACAATTAATAGAAAGATATAATAAAGATATATTTGGTACTGAAGTTCCTAGTATTCAATTACAAAATATGACTAAAGAACAAAAAGATGAATATAATGTAAATGCTAAAAATTATGTATTAAAATATTTAAAAGATGTTAGTGGAGAATTTGAACATAATACATTTAAAACTAATTTAGATGATATTGAAAATCAACAAAATGCATTAGAAAGAACTGTTGTACAACAACCTAATATAACAGTAGATGGGTTACCTGTATATAGAGGTGATGCAAGTTTTAAAAATACTTTTGCTATGAAAGATGGTAAACCAAGTTTATTTACTGAATATCAAAATAATGTAAAAAATGCTCAACATAGTATAAATCAATATAAACAAGTTATTGATGCAGTTAATTCAGGTAAACCTTTTGCGTTTACTAATGAACAAAAAGCAATGTTAGAAGGTTTACCAGGTGGACAAAACTTTATGAATGGTAAGCCAATAAGTGATCAAGAAAAACAAAATATGTTAAAATATTTAAATAATACTCAAACTGCTGAGATGGTAAAACTTCAAGATAATAATATTAGATTAAAAGAAATAGAAGATAAATATGCTCTTGCAGTAGATATAAGTACAGGAAGTAAAAAATATAATGATTTAACTTATAAAGAAGCTCATGATAATATTACTGAAATAGAAAATGATCCTAAAATGAAACAAGTGTTAGCTTTATATGCAACTATAAAAGATAAAGATCCTAAAAATGCTTTAAATATTCTTTATAAATCTATTGTAGTTATGGGTGAAAAACAAAAGAAAGATAATAATCCTAAAATGGGACAAATAATTAATACAGCAACTAAATATTATAATTCATTATTAGCTAAAAATTATTATTTTAAAGAGATTGCTAATAGTGAAAATACAATTGAACTTTCTAAAAATACTATAGAAGCTTATAATAATTTATCTAAACAATATACACCTAAAGCACAAGTTGCACAATTTGATGAATATACACAATTTGATGAAAATGGTAAAATAAAAGGTAAAGCTAAAACTGCTGATAAAGTAATGCAAGATATGTTAAATAATAACTTATCACAATTTGTTGTTATGGATTATACAGGAAAAGTAATACAACCTACTATTCCAGTTAATGGAGTACAAGTACCTAATCCTGAATATCCTGATCCTGCATCTATTAAATTAGCTTCTGTAGATAAAGAAGTTTATAGAGATATGCAAAATGGTAAACTTACTGGAACTAAAATAGGTTTAAATGTATCTGCTATAGAATCTAAATACAGTACTATGAAATTAGATGGTAAAAAAGAACCTATAACTGTTAAAGGTGCTGTACAAAAGAATTATAAAATAATTGCCCAAGGAGTAGCTACTAAAACTTATACTGATGCTAAAGTAAGAGAAAATAGATCTAATTATTTTGCTAATAAAAATTCATTTACAGGGCAACAATCCTATGTAGATGCAGAAATGTTTAATGATCCAGATTATTATAGACAATTATCTAAAGTACTTAATACACCTATAGGTCAAAAAGCATATATGGATGTTAAATTCTTTAATACTGGTTTATTAAAAGAAACTCCACATATTATAGAAACAGAAAAATCATCATCTAATAATGGTAATATTTTAGCTACTATAAAAGATCATAATGGTAATGCTATTACTGAAAAATTAAAATTTAATAGTATAGAAGATTTTAATAATTATGTAAAAGCTATTAAAGAAGATAGTGAAGCTAGAGTAGAACAAGCTAAAGCTTCTGGTTATACAGGTAATGCAGCAGAAATAACAAAAGATATTGAAGATGAAAAAAGTATTTATTCTGCATTATATGAAGGATTTGCAAAAGGTATAGAAGCAAATAATAACATAGTAGTAGATCCTGATACAAAAAAATATAAACGTAAATATATATCTCAAGAACAATATGATAAAAATAGAAAAAATAAAGGATGGTTACTTAATAATCCAATGAATCATTAATTTTTAGTATATTTGCACAAAGGAAGAAACTAATATGGATAACAAAAATAACGATCCCAACAAAAAACCTATACCTTCATTAGCAGATATAGCTAAAGAAGCTTATCAAAATAAAGATAATGTAAAAAGTACATATGATCCTGGTACTACAGGTGATATATCTTTAGAAAAAGCAGGAACATTATTAGGAGATAATAATAGACCTGGTTTTGGTTCTGGTATATTTAATCAAAATTTAGATAATGCTATTAAAACTAAAGCTTATCAAGAAGCTAAAAAGAAAGCAGAAGATCAAGGTTTTTTAGGTGAAGCAGCAGCTTTTCTTAATCAAACTGTAATAGGTGAATTAGTTGGAGGTACTATAGATGCAGTTGGATTTTTATTTGATTGGGATCAAGTAGATACTTTAAGAAAAGGAGAAACTTCGTATGGTAGTTGGTTATCTGAAATAGGTAATGATATTAGAGATTGGTCTAAAGAAAAAACTCCTATATATGTAGATCCTGATGTTCAAGCTAAAATTATTGATATGGGAAGTCATGAATGGTGGTTTAGTAATTTACCTTCAGTTGTTTCTGCTTTTACTATATTAATTCCTGTAGCAGGTGAAGCTAAAGCTATATCATTAATAGGACAAGGTATTAAAGCTACTAAAGGTTTAGCACAACTTGGTAAAATGGGAAAAAGCGCAAAAACTGTTGCTAATATATTAGATAAAACAATAGATGCATTTAGACTTACTGAAAAAGGTTTAAGTAATGGAGCTAAATTAACTATAGAAGGACTTCATAGAGCTGCTGTATCTACACATATAGAAGCAGGTATGGAATCTGTAGGAGCTTATAAAGAAGAATATCAAAAACTTTTAAATTCTGGAATGAGTGATCTTGAAGCTAAAAAATTAGCTGGAGAAACTGGAGCATTTGTTTATAGAGCAAACTGGGCAAATTTTGCTACAGAATTTATGCAACAAATGTTATTATTAAAAACTGGACCAGCATTAACTAAAGGAGTTATTGGTGGCGTTGAAGCAGAAGCTGCTGGATTATCTAAAAAAGTAGGTAGAATTAATTTAGCTAAAGATTATGCTAAACAATTTTTATTTGAAGGTGGAGAAGAAGCTTATCAACATATAATTACACAAGAAGGTAAATATATAGCTGATATTAAAGCAGGATTAACAGAAGAAGAATCATTTGGAGATAAGATGCTTAAATACTCTAAAGATGGTGAATTATGGACTTCTGCTTTCTTTGGTGGAGTAGGTGGAGCTGTATTTCATAAATTTGGTAATAAACTTATTGGTGGAGTAAATAGATTAGTAACAGGTGCTGAAAAAGGATTAACAGAACAACAAATAAGAATAGAAGATTTAAAATCACAACATACAAGAGCATTACAAGCTTCTAAAGCTTTAGGTGAAGCTAAAGAATCTGGTAGTCCAGAAGCTATTCTTCATGCTGAAAATGATATGGCTTTGGTATTAGGAACAACATCAGCAAAAAACCAAACTTTAGATTATATGTTAGATAGATTTAAAAATCTAAAAAACTTATCTAAAGAAGAAAGAGAAGCTAATGGTATTGATGATCATTTTGTAAAAAATATAGATAGATATTCTAAGAATATTATTAAAGCTGCTGAAATGTATACTGAAAATACTAATAGATATGGTTCAGATATATCAGAATCTATTACATATAGAGAATATCATTTAGAAAAATTAAATGAAGACTTACCTAGAATAAGAAAAGAATATGGTGAAGCTGTAACTAAATTACCTAGATATAGTGAAACTACTATTGAAGGTAGAAAATTAATTGATGAAACAATGAAATTAGCTTCATTACATCAAAATAAATTAGTTATAGAGCATTATTTAAAAACTGGAGAAATGACTTCTGAGGAAAGAAAAACTCAGGAAAAAAATGTTGAAATATTAAATAAAGCTATTGAATTAAATAATGAATCTCTTAAACAAAAAGAAGAAATTTATAAAAATTTAAATGAAGCTGATCAGTTAGTGATGGCTAATTTAGATAGTAAATTTGGTCAAAATGTTTTAAAAGCTAAAATTATAAATGATTCTTATGATTTAAGAATTAAAAATTTATCTGATGAATTAACTTTCTTAACTTCTAAAGCAGGTCAAGAACAATTAAGAAAACAGAAAGAAGAAACTATAAAGAAAACTCAAAATAAAAAACAAGACCAAACAACAACTGAAGAAGCAGAATTAGCTAATGAAGCTGCTGCTACTGAAGATACTACAATTGAAATGGATGGTCCTACTTTTGAGAAATATATTGCTGAAGGTAGAATAACTGAAGAGCAAATAATGTCAAATCCTAAAGCTAAACAAATTTGGGAAGATTATAAAAGTGGTAAACCTACTTCTAATACAACAACTACAGAAGATAATTCTGAAGAAAATGAAGGAGGATCTTTTATAGATATTGATTTAGATAATAATGTAACTAAAGAAGATAAAACTAAAGGTAAAGAAACTATTACATTTGCTTCTAATATAGAAGAAGTAGAAACTCCTGTTAATTCTGAAGAAGAAATAATTGAAGGTCCTTCAGCTAATATGGAAAATAGTGTATTTACAGATAGTAATCAAACTATTTTATTAAGTACTGCATCAGCACTTGCTTGGAAATCTTTTAATAATACTCAAGCAGAAAAAAAAGATTTTACAGAACAAAATAAAGCATTTGCTAATTTTGTAGAAAATCCTTTAATAAATTTAAAAGGATTAGAAATAAGATTTTCTATAGATTATAATAATGAAGCTTTTACTAAAAATTATAAAGGTAATGTTTCAATAGGAGAAATGGCTAACGCTATTAGAAATAATAAAATTCCTGAAAATATAGGATTAGTTCCTATTAAAGCTACTTTTTATAAAGATGGTAAAATTGTAAGATATAATAATCATATAATGGAAACTTATATTCATAGAAGTGATTATACTAAATTTTCAGATCCTTTATTAAGAGAAGAAATAATAAAACAAAAAACTATTATTGTAGAAAATTTATTAAAAGGAAATGTAGTTTCTACAACATTAAATGAAAAAAATAATGGTCATTTAAGAACTTCTAAAAATAAAGAAACTAATAAATTTGATAAAAGACCTATAACAGAAATATTTCCTGATATAAAAGATGTAGTATTTACAATAGGTAGTAATGGTAGAAGAATAGATCCTAGTACTAAACAAGTAGATGATTCTATTGGTAATAAAACTACTGATGGAGCTGTTTATTTAACTGTTAGAACTGCTAATAATAATACATTTGGTTTAAGAGCTAATGTAGAAAATTTATCAGTACCAGAAGCTAATTTAATTCATGCTATATATGTAGATATATTAAAAAATCCTGGAACTTATAAACAAAGTATAAGTCAAAAATTAATTGATTTTATTAATAATAATCAAGATACTAGAATAAAAGATATGAATACTTATCTTGATTTAAGTAATATTACTAATCAAGAATTATTAGATCATTTAGTATTTAATGGTAAAACTAAAACACAACATGCTAAAGATAATAAATTATTTCATACTATTAGTAATGATTTAGTTATTGGTGATGTAACTATTTTAGGTGGTGTAATAGATACTGAAGAATCTAGAACTAAAGTTGTAAAGTTTTTAACTGAAAATAGAAGAAGACAAATTTCTGTTAAATATTTAAGTAATGAGAATTTTAAAAAATATGTTGTTACAAATGGTATATTAACTACTAATGCTGTACCTACTGATAATAAAAGATTATTTGTTCAACCTTTATTAACTTATAATAATAATTTTAATATTAGTAAACCAACAGTTGTTACAAAAAAAGAAGAAAATGTAACAAAAACTACTACAACATCTAATGATTTAGAAGCTAAAAAAACTGATATAGAAAAAAGAAGACAAGAAGAATTAACTGAACCAAAAGTTATACTTCCTATTGGAACAAGTGGAAGCGGTAAATCTACATTTATAAAATCTTTACCTCAAGAAAATTTAGTAGTAATTGAACCTGATGCAATGAGAGTTGAATTTACAGGTGATATAAATAATAAATCTAAGGATAAAGAAATTTATATTGAAGCTGCAAATAGAGCTATACAAGCTATTAAACAAGGTAAGCAAGTTGTATTTGATACTACTAATCTTACTAAAGATAAAAGATTACCTTTTATAGAAGCTATTAAAAAAGCAATACCTACTGCTAATATTCAATATAAGCTAATGGAATTAAACCCTGAATTAGCTAAACAAAGAATTAAAGCTCAATTAGAAGAATATAATAAAGCAGTAGAAGAAGCTAATGCAAGACCATCCACCACTAACATTCCACAAAATTTACAGAGTGGTGTTGAACAATATGGTACTTTACAATACGCAAATAAAGAAGCTCAAAAAGTATTAGGTAAAAATGTTACTTCTATTGAACTTATAGAAAAAGGTATTAGAACTCGTACAACAAGAACAGATAAAGAACTTGAAAAATATAATATTAAAGTAGGGTCTTATATAAAAATGTTTGGAAAAGACCAATTTGGGAATACTAAAAATGTAATAGTAAAAATTACAAAAATAGTTAAAGGTTATGATGATGCTACTTGGTATAAAGAAGGTTGGACAGAAGAAGGTTTAGAAAAATTAAAAAAACATACTAATAGTGCTAATGCGGTAGAATTTAAAGTAATTACTAAAAGAGCTGCTGTTTCTGATGAAACTATTGATAGACATGCTGCATCTTATAAGCAAATGCTTGAAGATATAAAAAATGAACCTATAACAGAATTTAAAAGTAATGAAGAAATCAATGATGAATATGATCATGTAGTTAGTTATACTAAATATTTAAATAGTAATCAAAAAAATAAATTATTATCAGAAGCAAGTAAAAAGAAAGATTTAGCTTTAAAAGAATTAGAAAATCAAAAAACAGTAAAACCTATAGTTACAATTACACCTGTAGTTGATACAAGATCTAATGTTCAAAAAATAGCTGATTTAAATAAAGAAAAAGAAAAAGAATTAAATGATAGAAGAGCTAGAAGTTTTAAAAAAGATTTTAACGAATTAAATGAACTTTCAGAAGATGATATAATTAAAAAATATAATGATTTAATAGATCAAGTATTTAACACTCCTGAAAAGATAGAAACTAAAGTTGAAAAACAACCTGAAGCTTTATCTGAACCTAAAATAACTGGACCTGTAATAATGGATGCTTTTAAACAAGAAAGAGAATCTATAGAGAATCCTATTGTTACAGAAACAGAAGATTATGAAGAAGAAGGTGGTTCATTTATTGATTTTACTTTTAATGAAACTCTTCCTAGTGAAAAACCTATTACTCCTGAAGAAGCTAGTAAAGCTACAGAAGATCCTAAAGAAGAATCAGATTTAGAAGAACTTATAAAACAAGGAGAAAAATTAAATGAAGAAGAAGGTGGTAGTATATTTGAAAGTTTTAAAACAACAGATGTAAAAAGTTATCAAGAACATACTCCTAATTATGATACATTTAATAGAGAAGTAACTCATATAAGAAGTTTGTTACCTAAAGCTATTGCTATTAAATTATCTGATGATTATGTTAAAGTATTAAAGAATGGTAGATTAGCTATTGGTTTATTTAAAGATAATATGATTTATCTTTCTAAGAAATCTTTTGAAGGTACAGCTTATCATGAGGCATTTCATGCTGTATATAGAACTATGTTATCTTATGATGAACAAAAATCTTTATATAAAGAAGCTTCTAAAGCTTATGTAAAATATACTGAAGAAGATATTAAGAATTTAATGGTAGAACATCAAGTACAAAGACAAGATGCTATTGAAATCTTTTATGAAGAGCAAATGGCTGATGATTTTATGGACTTTATGAAAGAACCTAATAAATTTAGTTATTCTAAAGGTATTCAAGGATTATTTCAAAGATTATTAGATTGGTTAAATAATGTTTTCTTAAATAATATTACTAGAAGAAAATTATTTAATGATATATCTACAGGTAAATATAAAAATAAACCAGTAAGATTATCAAGAGGTGTAGCTTATAAAACTATAGAAGGTGGTTTATACAAAATGAAAAAAACTGGTGAAGGTTTTGATCCTCAAGATGTACCAGATATTGTAAGACAATTATCTTTTATAATCTTAACTAGTAAATATCCTGAAGTAAAAGCTACTAATAAAAAAGAAGCAAGAGAAATAGGTAAAAAATTAGAAATTAAAGCTATAAAAGATGAGCTATTAAAAACTATGGCTAGAAATCATAAATTAGGTAATACTGAATTAAGCCATAGAGCTAAAAAAGTATATGATAATTTAACAGATTTTTATTATTTAACTACAAATTATATTGAATCTTTAGGTTTAAGTCAAGATATAGAAAGTCAAGGTGAAGATTCTGATGGTAATGTTATTTATAAACCCTCTTATGAAATATCTGGTAAAGATGGTGCTACACAGAAGGTTAAATTAATGATTGCTTTAATTCCAAAATTTAAAACTTATGATATTAATGATTTTAAAAACAGAAAACCTGATTTAAATACTTATTTAGGATTACCTAAATTTGAAAACTTTAATTCTGTATGGAATAGATTAGAAAAACATTTAACAGGAACTGTTCCTATTAATAGAAATGGTATAGAGATTTCTACATTTGATTTAATAATGGAAAAATTAACTACTATGGGTAAATATCATACTAGTTTAGCTTATCTTAAAAATAAATTATCAACAGCAGATACATTTACAAAAAGTGAATTTGCAGTTGCTTTCTCAAGATATAATGGTATTTATGTAGATACTTTAATATCTGGAACATCTGGTAATTTTACTTACAAACATGCTAATGCAGATGTATTAAATGCTGCAAGTAATTTTGCAAAAGTTTGGTCTAATAAATTTGTTGAGAATTTTGGTATAATGTCTTCAGATGGTAAATTAGTTCATAATCCAGAGTCTTTACAAAAATTAACAGCTATACATAATGAATTTAACATGAGTTTGTTAAATGATAAAAGAAATAAAAAAGTTAGTGCTAATACTATTAATTTATTTAAAGAAGAATTAAATTTATTAGGTATTAATTTATCAGAACAAGCTCTTACAAAAGTTATTAATGATGAAAAAGATAAAATAAAGAAAACAGATAATGAAAATGAAAATACATTAAAAGCATATGATAATTTATTTATACATTTAAATAAAGCTTTAGTATCTTCTGCTAATTATAATAGTTTAATAGCTACTAAAAATTCTAAAGCTAAATCAGGTGAATTAACTGAAGAAAATAATCATATATTGGATCAAAAATTCTTTAAAGAAATATTAGCAGAAGCAGAAGCAGAATTTGTAGAAATACAAGGAGAGAATACTATTCCTGGTCCTGATGGTACTACTAAATGGATTTCTCAAGACCACTCTTTAATGTCTATTATATTAAATCAAGTTAAATTAGGTGATTTAAGTTTATTAGAAAAATTATCTAAATTACCGTTTAACAGATCTTCTAAGTGGATTAATGATTTATTAACTAAATCTGAAACAAGAGATAAAGTTAGATTAGTAAATTATAATAATTATAAAATAGAAAAGAAAAATGATGCTGGTAATAAAGCTAAAGATTTAAAAGAACCTGATCAATTAAATGATAATATTAATAAATATTTAAAAGGTATTTATGTAGGTTTAGCTGAAGCTGATAAATCTCAACAATTTTATATTGAAGGATTTGATACTGAAAATTCACAAGTATTATTTAAAGATGGTCAAGTAGATACATCTGGTAATAATGCTGTAAATATTCTTTATAAATATTTTAGAGATGAGGTAGCTAGAATGGTAGTAGCTCATAATCAATTATATAATAAAGAAACAAATCAAAGATTAAAAGATGAAGATAAAATTATCTATTATCATTATGCTAAAACACCAGGTGATAATGATGGTAATTGGAAAACTTCATATCTATTTCCTAATATGGATTTAGAAGTTATGGGTATTATTAATCGTAGTAAAGTTGATGGTAAAACTATACTTGCTGTAAATGCTATTGAAACTTTAAAACCTGAGCAAGTTATTGAAATACAAAAATATATTAAAGAACAATTTATTAAAGCTGTTCAAAATGATGTTAAAGTATTAAATGAATATAAGATTATTAATTATAATAATGGTCAATTTAATAATATAACTCTTGATAGTGAAATATTATCAACTAAATATCAAGGTAATGTTATTCATGCTGTAGGTGATTATACTTTAAATTCTATTATAGCTAATGTTGAGTTTACTAAATTGTTTACTCAAGATCCTGCATTATTTAAGAATAAAGGAGATATATTTGAAGATTTCAAAAAACGTATTCCTTTAATTACTGCATCAGGTAAATTACAAAGAATATTTGATGAAGGTGAATATAAAGTAAAAGAATCTTATAATTCTGCTGTAATACAAAATATAGAAACACCTTCTGCTTATTTTACTGATCCTAAGAATATTAAAGCTATTAGTTTAGCTACTGAAATATCTGAAGATGAAATTAAAGATATATTTTTAGGTAATGAATGGAGAGAAAATAAATTAGGAGCTTATGGTAAAGTAAACCAAACAGATGCTCAAGCTTGGATTACTATTGATTTATACAGAGAAAGAATGTTAGGTTTTGGTAAATGGAATGCTGATCTTGAAGAAGTTTTTAAAAGAATTAAAGCAGGTGATGATACATTTGAAGATAATTTATTATTTGCACAACCTTTAAAAACTGTACATTCTGAAATAGTTATTTTAAACGGTGTAGCTACTATACAATACAATAAACAATCAGAAGCTGTATTATTACCTAATATAGTAAAAGGTACTAAAATGCAAAATATTTTAGATGCTATGATAAATCAAAAAATTGATCATATTATTACATTAGATGGTAAGAAAACAGGTGCTAGAGGTGTAGCTCAAATTATAAATAAAGAAACTAATGAATTATTACCTACTGATCAAATAAAATTACATCCTACAATATTATCTAATAAGTTTTTATTTTTACAACAAGATTTACCTCATAAAGGTCTTAAAGATACTTTAATAGGTTCTCAAATGGTTAAAAATGTATTATCTATGTTAGTATTAACTGATGATTATGAAGGTATGAGTGGTATTGAATTATATGGTAAATATAATCAAACTATAGGTAAATTATCAGATTTAGGATTAATAGAATTTCAAGATAAAATAGGTTATAATGAAACAGAAGATAGAATAACTGATAAACCTAAATTTAATAAAGAAATGGCTAAAGCTATTAAAGATGTAGCTTCTGATAATATTACTAATGGTTTAATTAATAATTTGAATATCAATACTTTATTTCAATTTAAAAATAAGTTTCAAAATAAATTAGGTGCTATGATTACAAGAGCATCTGTTAAACAAAAACAACCAGGTGGTTCTATGATTTATACATCTAACTTTGGTATGGAAAATACTACAGTTAAATTAACAGATAAAATTGTTGAAAATGGAATTATTTGGTTTAAAAAACCTAGTGAAGAGTTAAATCCTGCAAGATTAGTTGAAAATACTGCTTTAAATTCAGAAGAAAATAGTATCTTTGTAGAATTACAAAAAGATCTTACGGAAGGTGAGTTAACAAAAGAACAACAAGATTTATTAAAAGGTAAAAATATTAAAGAATTAGAACCTACTACAGATAATCTTGGATTATTAATTAAAGTACATTGTAAATAATATGAGTATTAATTGTGCAAATATAACATCTGAAGAGTATAAAAAGTTAAAAGCTAAATTTGGAGAAGATAAGGCTAATTATTTATGGAATAAACTTAATGGAACTATTCCAGAAGATATTTCTAAATTAGTACCTATTGAATTTAAAAAAGCTCAAATATTAATGCCTTATACTATTGTAAAAGCATTGAAAGAAGCAGGTATAGATCATACTAAATTAACACATCAACAATTAAAAGATATGATTGATCCTGATGTATTAGAAGGTTTAGCTTATCGTATTCCTAACCAAGCAGCAGCATCTAATGATGCTTTTGAGATTGTAGGTATATTACCTGAAAATGCAGGTGATACTATTATAGCTTTTAAAGAAATTACTACTAAAACAGGTAGTGATTTTGATATTGATAAAGCTTATGTTATGTTACCTAATTTTATATATGATAAAGAAACTGGAAGATTTTCAACTATTAAAGATGATAGTAAAAAAGGTTTACAAAATGAAAGATTAAGATTATCTAATTTAATGTTATCTAATCCTAAGAAGTATCCACAATTAATGAAACCATTAGATACTGATTGGGCAAAAACATTAATATTAGGAAATAAAGATAAAAATATTGAACCTTTAATTAAAATAAATAAAACAGTTCAAGATTTAAATTTTTGGACTGGTGTTACTCAAACATTTAATAAAGCAGAATTTGATAATACTAAAACATTAGTTGGTCCTATTGCTAAAAATATGACTAATCATAATGCTATTAAACATGATGGTATAACTTATACTAATACTTATTTAGGATTAGGTATGTTTAAGACTATTGAAGAAGAAATAACTGTTGTTGAAAATCCTATTATGGAAAAACCTTCAGAAATACAGACTTCTAAATATGAATTATTTCCTGGAGTATTTGCTAATGAAGGACAAAAAATAGCTATAGATAAATTAACCAATTTTATAAATTCACCTAAATCTGAATTTTTATTAATGGGTAAAGGTGGAACAGGTAAAACAACTATTATAAAGAAAATTTTAGAAAATTTACCTAAAAATGACGTATTGGGATTAGCCCCTTCTCATAAAGCTAAAAAAGTACTAAGGAAATCTATTAATACAGACACAAAAAAATATAATACTTCTACGTTAGAATCTGCTTTAGCTATTAAATTAAATGAAAATACAGGATTTTTTGAACCTGATGAATATGCTAGAAAAAAAGGTAATATTCCTATTACAAAATATAAATATATAGTTTTAGATGAAGGTTCTATGGTTTCTGATAAATTATTAGCAGAAATAAAAAAATTCATGAGAGCTGATGCTAAGATTATATATATGGGAGATAAAGCACAATTACCTCCTGTAGGACAAGAAACTGATAGTAAAGTATTTGATACTGTTGATTATTATGAACTTACAGAAAAAATGCGTCAAGCTAAAACTTCTCCTATTATAAATATAGGAACTAAAGTAGCAGCAAATGTAGAAACATCTGATGAAAATAGAAAATTAAATATTATTGATAATACTGATAGACAAGATATATATGATGAAACAAGTGGTTCTTCTATTATATGGGAGAAAAATTTAGATAAAGCATTAGATAATTTTGTATCAGATTTTAAAAATAATCCTACTGATGTAAATAATGTTAAAATTGTTACTTTTAATAATCAAAATCATAATAATTTACAAAGTGTTAAAAATTTAAATGAACAAGTAAGAGAAAAATTATATGGTGAAAGATCTAAAGAACAATTTTTACCAGGAGAATTACTTACTGCTTATTCACGTTTTAGTATAGATGAAGGAAGAGAAGTAGATAAAATTCTTTTAGAAAATTCAGAAGATTTTATAATAGATAGTATAAGATCTTCAACTGTTAATGATTTTGTATCAGTTTATTCTAAAGTTAAAGGTAATAGAACATTTAATTATTCATATAATGTTAAAATTTTAACATTAAAAAATGATGAAGGAGAAATTATAGAACATGAAATCCCTGTAATTGCTGCTGAAAGTAAGGAAAAATATAGAGAAGATCTTGCTAAATTATGGAAATCTGATACACAATTAGCTCTTGCTTTATCTAAACAATTTGCTGATTTAGAATATGGTTATGCTATAACTTCACATAAAGCTCAAGGTTCTACATATAATAATGTATATGTAATGGAAGATAATATTTTAGGACCTTCTAATGGTGGTTCTATTAAATCTAAAAATCAATCATTATATGTGGCTGTTTCTAGACCTAAGAATAAATTAGTAATGGTTTCTGAAAAAAATCCAGAATCACAAGAATTAAAAATTTTACCAAAACAAGAAGAATCTAAACAAGATAATAAAACTACTACAAATAATCCTAAAGAATTTACTAATTATTCAGGAGCTGCTGAAGGTTCTGATACTGAATGGGAAACTATAGGTAAGGAATATGGAATAGGTAAACAAGTTAATTTTGTTGCTAATACTTATGATAAATTATCAGATATTCAAAAAGAAGAAGTAGAAAATGCTTATAAAAAAGTTGTAAAAGAATTAAATAGAAAAGAATTAAGTTTAACTGATTCTGATCCTAAAAAAGCTTACGGAGCTAAACTTGTGAGAAGAAATTATTTACAAGCAAAAGCCGCTGATTCTATATTTGCTATTGTAGAAGGTTTTGATAATAATAATTTACCTAAAGGTGGTACTGCTTATGCTACAATGATGGCTACATATATGAATAAACCTGTTCATATTTTTAATCAAGAAGATAAAAGATGGTATGAAGCTAAATATACTGAAGATGGTAATTTTTATGGTTTTGAACAAAGTGCTTCAATACCTGTATTAACACCTAAATATGCTGGTATTGGTACTAGAAAAATAAATGAATCTGGTAAACAAGCTATTAAAGATGTTTATAAAAAAACATTTAATAATACAGAAAGTCAAAAAACAGCCGTAGGACAATCTACACAACAATCTAATAAAAGAACTATAACTACTAGTAGAAAAGAATCATTAGTATCTACAGATATAGATGAAGATGGTAATAGTGTTGAAGAAACATTAACAGGTTATATGAATGCTATTGTGGATGGTGTTAAAGATCCATATATTGTAAAAGGTAATATTAATTTATTTACTGGTGGTATTGCATTTATGTTAGCTAGAGCAGGTGTTAGTAGAAATTGGATTTCTGCTTTTATGGTACAACCTATTATGGTTGATCTAGTTAAACAAATGAATATATCAGAAAGTAGAATATCTGAAATATCTAGAGATGAAAAAGGTGAAACTAATAAAGCTTTAGATGTTATATTAAAAAAATATGGTTCTCAATTAACAGGTGCTGATTTTAAATCTGATTTAACTAAAGATAATTTAAAAAATAAAGAAGGTGATATTAAAACTACTTTTGAAGATTTAAAAAGACAATTAGATAATCCTAATCCTGCAATGCAATTAAAAGTATTAAAGCAATTTTTTGAATTTCAAGATGTTTCCTGGAAATTATCTGATTTAATGACTATTATGAGTGCTGATACTGATGGAGCAACTAAAAATGATATTACTGCTACTATGAGAGATAATTTGTTTCATGCTGTTATTAATAATAATACATTTACAGGTTTAGAAAAAGTATTAGGTTATTCTAAAGAAGAAAATGGTGAGATAAAAATTGATGATACTAAATATATAGGAACATTTCATAAAAACTCAGTACAATTCTTTAAAAAGATTTCTAAAGAACAATTTATTACAAGTAGTGATTCATTTAAACATGCAGCATATACTATTGCTAATTATGCAGGTTATTCTGAATTAAAAAGTAAAAAACATGCTGAGATTATAACTTTAATAGAACAAGAATTATTTGCTTCTTTTATAGAAGAATCTAAGATACTATCATTTGATACTATAGAAGAATTACAATTAAATGTAATTGGTCCTAATGAGTTAATACAAAGAACTAATCAGCAAATGGCTATAGAGGTTAATAACCAAAATAAGGCACTATTAGAGAATGAAGGTAGAATATTAACAGATGTTGAGAGAATGAGTGTTATGAGTCCTTATTTAAAGAAATTACAGTATTTAAAATCTCAGAAAAATCTAGCACAAAGAGTATCAGATGCTCAAATTACATATCCAGATAATTTATTTTTAAAATCTTTACTTGTTGATGTTAATCCTTATATGAATGGTAAACCTTCTACAATAGGTTTAAATAGTAAAAATTTAAATAAAGATGCAAAAAATACATTATATTTGTATTGGGAAGATTTATTAAATAAAGATGAAAAATTAGCTGAAGATTTAATTAAATATTCATTTTATGCATCAGGATTATCTAATAATTTTGGAGCATTCTTTGAACATATACCAACTAATTGGTTAGTTAAAAAAGGTTTAAATGATTTTATGAATGAAAAATTACAATCTTTAAATGAATCTCATACTAATTTATTACATTTGCAAAGACAAGTTATGAGGCATTTACATAAAGATGATAGAATAGTTCCTACTATATCTGATAAAATTGTAACAGAATTTATATCACCTTTAGGTGATATAGTTCCAAGACAATTTTATTTAACTATACCTGTATTTAATGCTAATAATTTAGAAATAGGTACTAATAATGAAGATGAAAAAGAATATAAAAAATATATAAAAAGAACTATTGTAGATGAAATGAATGATACTAAAAAAAGTACAATGTATGAATTACAAGGTTATATTAATACTTTAGATTCTGAAGGTAAACCTATTAAAACATTATTGTATAAAGTAATAAGTCCATTAGGTTCAAAAACAAAATTAGGTTATGTTAGAGAATATGGTAATGAAAAAGCAAGTATATTTAGTGAAAATATTACTATGTTACCTGCTAATGTAAAAACTTTTGTAGATAGTTTAAAGAAAACAGATCCAAAACCAATACAGATATTAAATTCACCTATTGATAAATCATTTAAAAAAGATGATGAAATGGATGAAAATGATCCAATATTCTGTGCAATAAAATAAAATATTATGGGAAAAGTACAAGATTGTCCACCTTATGAAAGTGCTGAACATTTAGAATTATTAAAAGAAATGCCTCATCCTCTTACAGCAGAGGTAGATGCTCATAGAATATGGGTAGAAAATGGTAATAAATATCCTGATCATATATTAGCAAAAGTTAATACTAAAACAGTTAGTGAAGGTCATTATTCTGAAGAAATTAGTAGAGAAATATTAGATAAACAAAAAGTAATAGAAAAAGCTATATCTTTTATTGAAAAAAAGATAGGTAAATTAGAAGCTAGAGAAACTAAAGAAGCTTATATTAAAAAATATGCTGAATTATTAGAAAATCTAAAAAATTTACAAGTTGATGATGCTATTATAGAATTTATAAAAATGTCTGAACAAATTATAAATTCAGGATTAAATAGTATAGATGAAATAGAGAAAGATTTTAGAAATGGTAAAGTATCTGTAGATTATACACAAAAAAGTTTAAATAATACAATGGAATACATTGGTGTATTTGAAGTATTAAAACATATACAAAAAGATACTATTAATAATCCAGAATTTAAAAATTTAATACCTACTTTAAATACTTTAATAGCTCATCAAAATGATATTCTTTTAAGAACTAAAATTATATCTAGAAATATAACAGTTAAGAAATTAGAACCTTATGCTGAAGTAGTTACTGAAAATCATAAAAGAAAAGCAGAAAAAGAATTTAATGGTTCTGATACTGCTAAAAAATTAAAAGGAGATGTTTTAAAAGAAGCTAGAAAAGATTATATTAATAATTATATTAATGATAATAAAGGTCTTATAACAGCAGAGAAAAGAGATTTTTTAAATAATATTTTAGTTAATATAGAAGATATTCCTTATTTAGTTAGTACATTAAGTAATCCTAGTGATATTAATAATCCTATAATAGCTTATGCTGTAGATTTAATTAATAAAGCTGATTTTAATACTACTAAAAGAATTAATGAACAAGCTGAAATATTTGATCCTTTATATAAAGAATATATTGCTCAAATGGGTAATAAATCTAATATGGAAGAATTATATGAACCATTATTAGAAAAAGATTCATTAGGTAATTTAACAGGTTTTATTGTTAATATGGCTACTAGCCCTGTTCAATATAAAGCTTTAAAAGAAGGGAAATATAAAAACACAGCAGTTGAAAAACTATATGATGAAATAGTTAAATTACAAAGAGAAAAAGATAAAATGATTACTAATGGTTTAAGATTAGGATATAGATTACCTACAATGAATAAAAAACTTATAGAAAGAATTTATTCTGAAAATGTATTAAAAACAACAAGTAATAGTATAGTAGATTTCTTTAAAGTAAATAATACTGATACAGAATTTGGAGATTTAGATGAAAGAAAAAAAGCACAAAAAAATAATCATACTGTAGAAATTATTACTGATGAATTTGGTAGAGAAAAACAAAATATACCTGTTCATTTTAGAGGTAAAATAGATCCTAAAACACAATCTTATGATTTATTAGGTATTATGATGCTTGATTTAAATAGTGTAAAAAATTATAGTGAAAAATTACAAGTTGAAATTGCTATTTCTTTATTAAAAGAAACTGTAGGTAGTGCTGATATTATACAAAGAGATTGGAAAGGCAGGTTAAAAACAAATAAAGATGGTACTTTAGCACCTAAAAAAGGTATTGAAAGTAATATTTATAAAAATCTTCATAATTTATTACAACATAATGTATATGGAATAAGTGTTGATGGTAATCCACAAACTCTTAAAATATTAAATGCTGCTAAATCTTTAACAAGTTTTTCACATTTAGCATTAAATCCAATATCTGCTGGAGCTAACTTTACTCAAGGTATAGCAATGGAATGGGTAGAATCTATTGGTGGTAAAACAGGAGCATTTGGTAGAATAAATAGAATGAATGCTTATCAAAAATACTCATTAGATTTACCTAATATGATGATGGATGCAACTAAAAATGTACCTACATCTAAATCTTATTTATTAGCAAGAGAATTTCAAATAGGTAAATTATTTACTCCTAATGATAAAAAATTCATAGAAAATAATATTGTTAAAAAAGTAGGTGTTAATGGTACATTACAATTTATGAATAATGCTGGTGAAACTCATTTACAAACTATTTTAATGTATTCTGTATTAGATAATATTAAAGTATTAGATGAAAATGGTGATTTTTTAGATAAAGATTTTAAACCTACTAAAGATAGAAATAAAGCTATTGGTGTAGATTCTGCATATACAGTTGAAAATGGTAAATTAGTTTTAAATAAAAAAGTAGTTAAAACAGAAAGAACTGATAATATAAAAACTGATGATATAAGAAAATTATCTAAATATTATTCTAAAGTAAGTAGAGAATTATTTGGTAATGGTGATTCTAAAACTAAATCTATAGCTCAAAGAACTATTATAGGTCATTTAGTATTCCAAATGAGAAGTTGGTTAATACCAGGTTTTGAAAAAAGATTTAAAGGTATAACTAAAGTAGGAGTAAAATCTGAAGATTTAACTTTAGCACAATTAGAATATAATTATGATAAAGGTACTTTTGAAGAAGGTTTATATACTACTGGTACTAGATTTTTAGTGAGTATGTATAAAGATTTAAAAACTTTAGGTATATCTGCTGCTCCTGAAAACTGGAATAAACTTTCTATTGAAGAAAAAGCTAATATTCATAAAGCTCTTGCTGAAGCAACTATAATTATATGTGCATTAATGTTAGCTACAGCTTTAAAAAATATGTATGATGATGATGAAGAAAAAGATGTTAGTTTATTAGTAGCAGCTTATTTTTCTAGAAGATTATATAGTGAAATGTTTACTTATGCTAATCCAAAAGAAACATTAAGAACATTTAAATCTCCAGCTATAGTATTATCTACTGCTGAACAATTATCTGAATTAATAATACAAACATTTGATCCTACAGAAGAATATACAACAGGTGTAAGAGCAGGTGAAAATAAATTAAAACGTAAATTTATTAAAACTTTTGGTGGAGGTATTAAACAACTTGATATTAATATGGTAGAAAAATATAATCAACAAACAAGATAACAGAAAGTTTAAAAAAAGCCACAATTAAGTGGCTTTTCTTTTTATTGTAACTTTTTTACTAAAGTATTAATTAAATCATTAACATTTAATTCTTTATCAATAGTTTCAAACACAGAAGCTGGTTTACTATTAATATATTTTAATGACTATCAGTTGTACCATGTTTTTCTCCATAAGTTAAATAATCAGGATTTATAACTTTACTTACTCTTTTTCTATCACCAGAAACACATTTTACTACTACTCCTTCATGAGGAATTTTAGTATTTTCTATATAATTATTAAATACAAATCTATCTTGAATTTCTTTAGACCATTTACCTTGATAAAGCTCTTCTACACTACCAGCTATATTAAGTTCTTGTATCATACCTTTATAAAATAAATCTCCTAAATAATCATAACCTACATAAATATCAAATATTTCAAATTTTAATTCAGATAAATTATAATCATAATTCTTTTGTACACCTGGTCCAAATATTTCACCATAAATTATAATATCTTCATTAGAATCTATTGTTTTAAATAGTTTCCATAATTTTTCTTTAATACTATATTTATCAGCTATTTCTTTCCAAATATCAGTAGAATAAAATCCTTGTGAATCAGAACCTTTTTCTACGTTATGTGAGCCATAAACATACTCAAATTCTATCCATTTATTACCAAAAAACTTTTTAATTTTATCTATGATAGATAATTTATGTTTTTTAACAATTCCATACCTAGCATTAGTTCCATGCATTTTACGAGTAATAACTACATAATCTTCCTCATTAAACATATTAGGTACATTTTTCTGATTAGGAAATTTATAATATACTTTAAAATTAGGATTATCTTTATATTTAACTTTTCTACCTCCAGCTAAATTTACCTGTCTTACTGGTGGTTCATATTTATAAATATTTAAAAATTCCATTAAATCATCTCCTTGATTTAAAGTTCTTTTAATTTTAATTTGTGGTACTAATATACATTCACTATAAACTCCTTTTAATTTAACTGTTCTTACTCTAGATTTATTTCTTAAATAATTAATAATTCCAAATTCATAAGCTAAATTTTCAGGAATAACAGCATCTGTAGTAATACAAACTACTAATTCTCCTACTTTATGAATACCTTTTTGTGTAATAGAAGACCATCCATTAACAAAACATAATTCTATTTTATCAGCACCTTCTATAGGTTCTATTTTATTTATTCTGTTTACATAACAGACACTATTTTCATTTTCCATTATTTAAAAAATTTTTTTAATTTACCTTTACCAAACCATTTACCATCTAAATCATAAACAGAATAATCAGACACATTATAATCATTAACTACTTCAGATTTACTAATAGGTAACATAGGATCTTCTTCAGTTTTTAATTTTTGTTTAGTAATATGTCTAATTATTCTATTAGCAAGTTTAAAGAAATATCTATTATGATCACGATAAATAGAATGTTTTTTAAAACTTCTACTCATTTATAAAAATATTATTCTCTTTTCTATAATCTAACTCTTTTTGATACATTTGACTAGCAAAACTATCTTTTAATCCTCTTTCAGCATTATAAACAATACAAGCTTGTAACCAGTTATTATTCATTTTATTCATAGGAATCCAAGTTAATGCTTCATCACCTATTTTACCTCTTCCACCTCTATGAAAAGATTCTCTTATTTTTTCAAAAGTATCATTTTCATACACAGATAATTCTTCATAATCTGCAATATCATATACTCTTTTTAAATAACTATTACCACCATCTACAGCATAATATTTACCATTAGCATCATGATGTTCTACATAATCATGAGTTCCAAAACTAGTTAATATTGTACCATCTGGAGTTTTAATTCTATTAAGAACTATTCTTAAATCTTTAATTTTTTCTTTTTTATCTTCAACTTTTTTATCTAAAATTAAAAAATAATTACTAATATATTTTTCAATTTTATTACTGATTTCACTACCAATAGTAGGTAATATATCATGTAAATTATTATAAAATCTACAACTATTAAATTTAAGTTTAATTTGAGAATATTTAAATCCTGGTATTTTAATTAAATCTTCAAATTGTTTATCTAAATATTCTATAATAGTTACATCTCCTATATCTAAACCATAATGACCAGTTTCAAGATAATCTTTATATTTTGTGTTAAATTCTTCTATTGTTTTCATTTGTACTTTCTTATTAATTTAAATATTTCATTAATATCAGTAAATTCTTTAGTATTTTGAAACATAATTGTAAAACCATGTTCTGCTAAGAATTTTTCTTTTACTCTTTTACCATTTATAGAATAAATATAAATCCACGGATAATTACCCATTAATTCTATATTAATACCTATTTTTTGCATTCTTATTAAGAATACTATTAATTTATTTACATTATCTTCCTGACTCATTTGGATATAATTCTCTTAAATTATCACTTTGAAATACTTCTTTAGTATCAATATCTATTAAACTTAATTTTCCATTATATCCACAACCTGTATCAAGATTCCAAATATTACAAGCATTCATCGGATAATCAGTTTTCCACATTAAAGTAGTAGTATGACCAATAAATATTTCTTTACATTTCTCTTTAATATTAAGTTTAATTATTTTTCTATTAAGAGGTAACATTTCTTCTTCAATATCTTGTAAATTTTTAGAATACATTGCTTGCATCCAAAGATCTCTATCCCAATAATATATATACGGAATTTGTTGTTCAGTTAATAAAAGATGTCTATTAAATCCACCATGAACAAATATATTATTATCTTCATCTTTATAATATTTTTTAAGATTTTTAAAGAATTTTTGATGAGATTCTGGTATATTTAAATCACCTATATTATCAATATAAGATTGTCTAGTGGCTTCTGCTCCTTGATGCCAATTACTACCATGTTGATTAAAATCAATATGTTGTAACATCCATTCATCATGATTACCTAATATAAATATAGGTTTAAATTTACACTTATTTTGAATTTTTAAAAGTTCTTCAATTACTTCATAAGATTCTGAATATCCATCAACTACATCTCCTAATTGTATTAATAAATCTTCTTCATAATTAAAATTACTTCTTTCTAAAACCTGAACTAATGCTTTATGTCCTCCATGCAAATCACCAGCACATAAAGTTCTTTTTGGTTTATTACTTGTATTTATTATTTCTAAATTTTCTTTGTTCATCTGTTAATTTTAAATTGTAAGTATTCATTGCTTCTATTTTTATGTTTTTGTATCCAAGCATCTCCTAAAAGAGTGCCTTTAATTACTTGTATATTCATAATTATATTTTATACAAATATACTATGTTCCATGTAATATTACTAATACAAAATGTTAAATTACTAATATTCTTCCCATTTTATTTATTTTTAGTGTACTTATTAGGACTTGAACCTAAATATCCTATGTTATGAGCATAGTTCTTTACCAATTAAGATATAAGTACAAAATACCAAGCGACTTGAGCTTCTTGGATTAATATAAGCATTATATTGCAGTTGGTACACTAATAATCCAACTTTCAGTGTCTTGCAATTTTAAAATAATCTTATATAGCTACCTGTAGTTCGTCTAGCTCTTATACAGGGCACTCAACATTTAAACATATACAGAGGTTTGTTGGTACAATTTTTTACAAAAGTAATTATTTATTTTTTAAATCTACATTTAAATCTCTCATAATTTTGAGATTCATAAGATTCATTTGATCTTGAAAACCATTACTAGTTCCACCAGAACCTCCACTCATCCAAGTAGGTACAATATTTCCAGTATATTTACCAAAATTATTAGCCCAAACAGTATTAATAGCAACTAATGCTTCTAATTTTTGTTCTAAAGCTCCATTGGCTTGTATATCTCTTTGTTTTTCATAAGCATTAGCATCTGCAAGAATTTTAATTTTAGAAGCTTCTTTTAAAGCAGCTTTTTCCATTATAGCTTGTCTATCTAAATCTTGTTTAGCTAACTCTACTTGAGTTTGTGCAGCTACAACTTGTTTAGTTTGCTCTTGCTTTTGTTGATATTCAATAGTAACTAAATTAGCTTTACCTTTAGCTTCTGCTGTTAATTGATTTTGTTGAGCAGTCATTAATTCTTGTTTAGATATAGATGCTTTAGTTGCAGCATCAATTTTCTTAGCTAACATCTGATCTACTTTTTCTTCATAATCAACATCTGTTACTTGAGCATCACCTACACTAATTTCATATTCTTTAATAGAACTAAATTTACGTTTAGGTGTACCATTTTTATCAACTTGCATAATAGTAGCATAAACTTTTTTATTAGTTTTTTCTATACTATCAAATATATTAGCTTCAGATATTTTTAACAAAAAAGCACCATTTTTTAATTGATCAAGATAATCTTGTACCATTTGTGCTCTACCACCTGAGTAATGCATCTCACTAGACATAAGCTGTGAAGATGATTGTAAACATTCTTGTGTATAAGGAGCTAATCTACGTTTTACTAAAGCTTCAGGAGTTTTATGAGTATTATATACATCTAACATTTCTTTTTCTCCACTAGGTAATACATATTGAACAATACCTGTAACAGAAGCTACAGTTGCATCATTAAATCTAATACTTACTTTACCTATTTCAATAGTATTATCTTCTAAATCATAATCAGCCTTATCTTCTTTATAAGATACTGAAATTTGGTTTGGAAATTCTACTTTTTTAGAGAAAAATCCAGCATAAAACATACCTGCATCATATTGCACAAATTGTTTACCACTAGCTGTAGTTACAATAGTTCTATTACCAGCTTCATTCCAAGAAAATGGATTAATAGCTACAAATACAATAATAGCAAGCGCAAGACCTACTAAGGTCATAATTAATTTTTTATTCATAATAATTTAGTTTATTTAATTTAGTTATATTTTTCTAATAATTCTTCAGCATCTTTTAACTCTTTTTCATATATTTCAAGAGCAACTAATGCTTGTACTTTACCTGACTTAGCTTCTCTTCTATGTACAAGTATTTCAATTCTTAAATCATCAACAAGTTCTTGTAATTTCTTTTTTTTAGGATCTTCAGGAAAGATTGTATTATCTTTCTTTGAAAATAATAATAAAAGAACTACAAGAACTATAATGACGATAATTAGGAGTATTTTTCCCATTAATTAATCTTGATCAAATTTACTTTTGATACTTTATTAGTAGCAATTAACGTATCTACAACTCTATAAGCTGTTCTAGAAGAACATTTTACTGCTGTAGCAATACTAGATACTAAGTTGCCTTTTTGAATAACTGTACCTTTTCTAGAAGCTAGAAATTCTACAGCTTTTGCATTATAATCAACTTTACACATTTTTCCTTTTTTGCCTTTAGACTTAGTCTTAGCATTTTTTACTTCCACTTTTCTCATTTTATTTGTTTTTGTTTAATTGTAAGATATATAAAGTATATATCCAATCTTCTTTTCCTAAATATGTTAACATTTGTTTTTAAAATTATAATGTTTTTGATAAATATGTAAATCATTTACAAAATGATGATATTTTCCTATAGAAATATTAAGTTTTTCAGAAACAATTTGCATTAATTTACTAAAACAATATTGGTCATTACAAAATCCATAAACTAAATCATTAGATCTCATCATAACATCCATATTTAGTTTATTATCTAATATCCAAAATCTTATACCAATTGTACAAGGAGTATCATATTTATAATCATTTATTTCTTTACCATCATAAATTGTAATTAAAGCTTTTCTAGTATTTTTATCATTTTTTAAAATTTCTATAACTTTATTTAATTGATCATTTCTATCCCATTGGTATCCATAATTAGAATTAACAATGTTATCTCCATTATGCATAGAATCCCATATTTTAGCTCTTTTTTTAAGCTCTTTTACAGATCTATTTTTAGATAAGTACCATTGCCATTCTATATCAGCATATTCTTTATTCCATTTTCTATATGAAGTATTAATTTCATTATCTAATGGATTATTGATAGTAAAACCACAATTAAATATAGCTTTTGTTCCATTTTTTTCAATACCATTAATTAAGATAATATCAAAAATTGTTTCAAAAGCTTCTTGAGCATTGTTAAATGTCATTATTTAAGAATTTAATTAATTGTTCAGTAGTTAATCTTTTTATTACTTTTCCATTTACATTTAATAGATCAGCAGATTTATAAGGATAATTACCTTTTACTATTAAAATTTGAAATTTATACCTACTAATTTCTTTAGGTATTAATGTTCTTAATTTTATTAATAAAAGTTGTTGTCCTGTTCTAATAGATTCATTTTCATGTTTACTTTCAATTATTGTTATAATTTTATTTTTATAATCATGAATAATTAAATCTATATTATTTACTACCATATCTTTTCTACAATGTTCTTTTACAAAATAGTTTAATGGAGAACCATAATAATTAGGATTATAATCTTTAATCTTTGATGAATGTTCCATCTACCATTTTACCTGTTCTTTTAGCAATTACATTATAAGCAGAATTTATGCATTCTTCAATAGTATAACCTCTTATTGCTGCTAAATTAGTTAAAACTACAACACAATCACCAATAGCATCAATAAATTCTTCATCATCATTTTTTAATATTGACCTTGCTAATTCTCCAGTTTCTTCTTGAAGTTTAACAAATTGTGTTTTTTGATCACCTTTATCAATAATTCCTTTTTCTTTTGCCCAATCTCTAATAGATTGAAATTCATTTGTTAAATTCATATTTATTTTTTTATATTTCTATTTTTTAATATTTGTTTTAATATAGGACTTAATAAATTAAATTCTTCAAATGTAAATTTATTTGATTTTAATCTATTACATTCCCAACAACATACAACTAAATTATCAAAAATATATCCTTTATTATTATCTTTTCTATCTAATTGATAAGCTCTACTTAAAGATTTTCCTTTATCTTTAGAATGTTTATTAAAAATTATAGTATCGTTGCAATAATAACAATTTTTAATATTTGTAAATTTTAAAAATTCTTCAAATGATAAATCAAAATTTAAATTTCTAATATTTTTTACTAATTCATTATAAATATGTTTATAAGGAATACCTTTTTGAGTACAACTCATACATTTACCAGAATGTGTTTTTAATGAATGAGTTTGTGCTTTTATATCACATCCACATTCAGAACATTCAAAAATATATTTATAATAACTTTTATTATTTTGTCCAAAATAGCATTTTATTTTTTCTTTAGCATTTTCTTTTAATAACATCTTAGCAGTTTTTTCAATTATACTGCTAAGATAATCATTATTTTTAAATAATAAAAATTTATTTTATAGGACAAGCACCATTATCACAATCTTGTAAATCATAATCAGATTCTTTTACTTCAACAGAAGTAATAGGAATAGTATTTTTTATCATTTCTTCATATTGCTCTTTACTTATAGTTTCATAAGGAGCTTGTTTAAATCCATGACCATGATATAATAAAAAAGATAAAGTTTTAAAATTATCAGAATAATTATTTTTTAAATATTCTTTAATATCTTCTAAATCTTCTTTTTTATAATAAACAGTACAACTAACAGAATTATCAGACCAATTAGTTTGTGTCCATTTAACCATTTCTAATTGTTCTTTCCAACTATAATTAGCTGCTACAGGAGTAGTTTCAGGTAATTTACATGGAAAAGATACGATTTTAGTAGTTTTATCTTCACTACCATCAAAGTTAATTTGATACTCTATATTATAACCATGTTTTTTACATAAATCTAATAAATTAGAATTAGAAGCCATTCTTATTCTTCTAATATAATATGGACCAGCAGGATTAGGATGTATTCCAGGTGTTACTCCAGGTAATAAACTTAATGTTCCACTTGGTTTACAAGTTGTTAGTTTAATAGAAATTGGAAAATTATGTAATTTAGAATAATATTCATCATATTTTCTTAAATATTCATAAGCTTTCTTTAACCAACTTCTTTGTATATCATTAGCTTGTAAAATACCAGTCATACCAATACCCATTCTCATGTTTTTATGAACAATTTTTTCAGTATCTTCTAAACTACAAGGTAATCTTAAACTATGTTTACATACTCTATAACACATTATAAGAACTTTTAATAATTCTTCTTCATGTGTTATATTAGGTAAGTAAATTTCACCTAAACAACATGTTTCTTTATCTTCTAAAGATTGTTCTGCACAAGGATTAAATACTATTATATTTGTATCAGGATATTGTGTTTCTCCTAATCTACCACATAATCTGGATAATTTTAAATTAATTAATCCATAAGGTTCACCTTCTTCATAAGTATCCCAAAATTCTTTAGGTAATTTAGAAGTATCATCACAAGCAACAGAATTATTACTCATAGCTCTCCAATTAGGTATATTACCTAAATTCCAACTTTTAGCTTGTAAATATTCAATATCATCATAATCACCAACAGCTAGTTGTGCAGATCTACGAACATTTCCAGATACTACTACCATACCTATAATATTCATTATATCTAAACAATCTATAGGTCTTAATTTTTGACCTGCTCTAATATTTAATATATCATGAATTAATTGAATACCTCTAACTAATTCTTCAGAACCACTTGCTACACCACCAAATCCTTTAATTAAAGAACCTTTATCTCTAATACAATGTGTAGCATAAGTAAATCCTTTACCAGAGTAAAAATGAGCTTTAAGTACTTTTCCAAGTAATTTAACCCATCCTTCTCTATTATCAGGAACTATAAAATCTACATCATTACCTTCAGATCTTTTTATCTCTATTTTATTTTTTAAAACAGGTAATTTATCTACATTTTCTCTTTGAATATTAAAACCTACTCCAACACCTAACATTAAAGTTTCAAATGTCCATGTAAATGGTCTAATAGGTTCATCTACAACAGTTCCAGCACAATTTTGTAAACTAGGTAATCCTAATTTATCAACTGTTTTTGTTCCTAATTGCCACATAAATCTACCTGCAACAGACCACTTTAATTGCATTCTAGTTTTAAAATAATAATCTTCTTCTTCTTCTGTAAAACCTACATTTAATTGTTCTTTACAAGCTTTTATTTCTCTTTCTATAACTTGATTAAATTCTTCTGTAGGAGAATTAACATCATTTTCATCTAATCTTCTTGCATAAGTTCTTTTGAAAGTAATATAACCTATTTCTCCCCAAGGAGTACTAACATTTTTTTGTTCGCTTTCACTCATATTTTTTCTTTTTAGGACTATAAAGATACTTAAATAATCCCTTATTCAACTTCACATTGTTAGTTTATATTATATAATATTGATATTTAAATCATTAAATAGGTAATATTATTAGTTACCTGTAGAACCATATCCGCTTACACCTCTATCAGAATCTGATAACTCTTCAGCTATAATTAATTCTATTTCAGGATAAGGCATAATGATTAATTGTGCACATTTATCTCCAACTTTATATCCAAAAGAAGCTATAGATAATATTTCAAATTTAGCTGAAATTTCTCCTCGGTAGCCACTATCTATCACTCCAACTGCGTTGGTCAATAAACAACCTTTATTATAAATACTACTTCTTGGAAATACTAATCCAACATAACCTTTTGGTATTTCTAAAGCTAATCCAAATTTAACTGTAGCTATTTGTACAAATACATCATCTCCAATATGTTCTGCTGTAAATGTTATTTCAGTTGCTGTTAAATCTAAACCAGCATCACCTGATTTAGCATATTTTGGAATTATAGCATTATTTCTAAGTTTTTTAATTTTTACTTGCATATTAATCATTATGATGATCTATATTTTTAAATATATCTCTTTTATCCATTATTTGTTTAATAGCCTCATAACTATAAGGCTTAAATTGCGGATGAGTATCTATTCCTACATCCATTGTTTTTCCTATTTCAGACCTAATAAAAATTTTACTAAATAATTGTTTAAAATTATAATGTTTTTCTAAAGTTCCATGACAATGCCCATGAAGCATCCAAGAACCTTTATTAGCTTTTTCCCAAGTTCTCATTGGAAAATGACAAAGAATAATTAATTGATCATCAATCTTTATTTTCTTTATCTGAGATATAGAAATAAATTTATCTTGACCAATTAATTCTCTTTGTTTTGACATTATAGTTTCATCATGATTACCTAATATTAAATGTATATTCTTACAGACTAATCTTCTTCTAAATTCCATAATTTCTTTAGAACCACCAAAAGACCAATCTCCAAGAAAATATAATATATCATTAGGAGCAACACAAGAATTTATATTTTTTACTAGTTTATCATTATGTTCTTCTAAAGTATCAAATTTTCTACATCTATTTTTACTAATCCAATTAGAAACTCCTGATACTAAATTTTTATGATTATAATGAGTTAAGTGTCCGAGGTAAACCATATATTATGGCTATTCCTCGGACTATTATTATTTTGTTTCATTATTTAATTTTTTTATCATTATACTAATTCTACCTTTTGTTAAATTTACTTTTGAACATATTTCTTTTTGAGAAAAATTATTTTCATATAATTGTCTTACTAAAATTTCTTTTTCTATAGCAATTTCATTTCTTCCTTTAAAATTTAAATCTATAAAATTCCATTTTCTTAATAATACTGGAAGATTATTATCTAAAACAAATCTTTTAATTTCTTTACATTTAATAGAGTTACCTATAGAGATAAAAGAATATCCTTGATTAGTAATATAAGCAGTATTATCAGTATTAAAACATTTAGATAATAAATTAAGAAAATCTAACCAACTTTTATGACATTTTATAGATATTTTAAAATCTTTTCTATTATGTAAAGTAGAAATATGTCCATCACCATCTATAAAACCTACCATTAAAGCTTTTAATAAATTATTATCAAAATTTTTAAATATTTTTATATTTGGTGGATATTCTGTTTTATTAGATTTTATATCAAATTTTTTACAAAATTGTATTAATATTTTAGAATCCATAGCAGATATACCTACTTGTCTATCTTCTTTTAAATTTTCAATATTGAGAAATTTTTGTAATTTTATTAAGTGATCTTTATCTTTTTTAGCTAATTTAACAACTAATCTTCTAGAATTATCTATATGAGCATCTGCTAAAATAAAACCAATCTAATAAAAAGATTCTAATGAATTTTCTAATAATTTTTCTAAGTTACATTTTTTCATTTAACAAAGATACAAAATAAATCTGAACTAAACCATATATTGTTCTTGTTCTGCATTTAATATTTTTTTATTTTTTATTTTTAAAAGTGTTTGATTCTTTTCTTTTATTTTATTAATAACATCAGTATATAGACCATTAATATCATCCCAAACATCAATTTTTCTATCAACATCTTGATTATCATATCTAACATCTATACTTACAATTAATGTAGGTATTCTTTTATTAATAAAATATTCTTTAACATTACTTATATCTACAATTTCTTCATTTCTATCATTATCATAAAATTTCTGATTACTTAATTTTACTAATTCATTAGTGACTTCTTCTAAATTAGTATTTTTAAGAATATTCATAATTTCATCTTTTTGCATAGAAGAATTATCTAGAGTAATTCTATTAGAATCTATTTGTATTTTACTTATATATCTATTTAATACTATCATATTATTCTATATTTTCTTCTTCTTTAGTAGCTTCTCTAATAGTAAAAATAAAATCATGTCTTTTTAAAAAAGAAAATAATTCTTTTTCATTCCAAAATTCCATTATACCCATTTTAGTACTACCTACAGAATATTTACCACTTATATATTGTATTACTGCTACTTTTTCTTTAGCAATAGTCTGAGTTTTCTGTTCTAAATCCATTTGTTATCTTAGTTTTAATTTTATAATTTTCTAAATAAATTTCATTATCTACTTTAAATTTATCATATAATTCAATTCCTTCAGGTAATATAACTTCTAATCTATCTATTATTTCTTTTCTTCTAGTATCACACTTATGAAGAATTTTATATGTAGGAGAATCATTTGGTAAAAAATGAAATCTTAATATTTTTTCTTTACTAATATCAGATATTTTAGAGTATTTACCTTTAATAATTAAATCATAATCTTCTTTAATATGTTTACTTACGTTAAATTTATATAGTACATGAAAATCATCTACTATAATTTTTTCATTAAAATCATCTCTTTTTTTAAAGTATTCTTCTAAATTAAAAAATTCTTTACTAACATTAAATCTATATAATAAATAGATATATTCAGCCCAATCTGCATCATACTCTGATCCTATAAAACAATTACAAAAGTCTTTCCACTTATAATGTTCTCTTGTAGTTTCACTTGTAGGAGCTAATAAAGGCATAATAAAATTAGTTGATTTATTTATTTCATGAGTAAATAAATAATAACCACTTTTAACATTAGAATTGTCTATTTTTCTAATAACTAAAGGTTTATAAATTTGTTTTTTTATCTGTAATTCTTTTTCTATTGAAAATTTTAATTCATCAATATAATTTAATTCACATATATTATTATCATCATTTCTTCTTTCCACACTATTTAGCATAGGATTGATTACTATCATCCTAGCATTCTCCACCTGTAAAGTAACAGAACTTCCATTACTTAATGATATAATTTCATTTGTCATAATTCAAATTTATAAACTGCATATTTCTTTTATACTTGGAAGATCTTCAAAATATAATTTAAAATCTTCTTCATATTTAAGTAAATATACTAGTTTAAAATTAAGTTGCATATAATGCATTGCTAAATGAGCATTTTTATAATACTCAAGATATGCATTATAAGTTCTTAATTGATAATCAGCACTTGTAGAACCTAATAAATATTTTCCAGCTTTTGCTTCACCTATTCCAGGTATTCCTTTAATATTATCTGTACTATCGCCCATAATACATTGAAACCAAAGAAAATGTTTAGCATCTTCTTCATTAGTAGTTATAAATTCATGTTTTTTATAATTATAATGAGTACCAGCAATCTGTAAAAATACATCTTTATCTGCTGAACAAATAATACTATTAGGCATTTTATGCTTATAATAAGATACTAAATCATCTGCTTCTACTCCACTAAAAGAATATGCTTTGTATCTTTCTTTTAAATATAACTTTAATTCTCTTAAAAATAATAAAGTTGTACTTGGTTTTCTTTTCTCTTTATACTGAGGATAAATACTATGTCTAAAGTACTTACCCTCAGATATAAAAAGAACACATTTTTTCACATTTACTTTAAATAATATAGTCTTAATTAATTCATCTACTAATTCTTTGCTTTCCTCTAATGTATCTTTTGAACAAAAATAACATATAGAATCTGCATCTATTAAAGCAAGTTTTTCATTCTTCATTAAGCTTCTATTAAAACTCTACTATTTAATTGATTTTCTAATATAGTATCCTGAACAAAATCATTTAAAACACTATTTTCAAATTGTTTTTTATCACTAATTGTAGCAAAAACAGGTGTTTTAATATAATCAAAACTATAATCTAATAGATTATTAACTTTAACAATTTTAATTCTAGAATCTAATTTAGGTTTTAATGTTTTATTAAAAGCCATTTTAATACTCTTGTAATCATCATTATTTAAAAATTCATTATCTATCCAAAATTCTACTAAAGAATAATCAGGTTGAGTATTTGTAAGATAACATAATTTAAAATACTTTAAATGTTCTTTTTTAATCATTGCTTGAAACAATGGTTTAAAAGTATTAGTATTTAAAGCTAAAAATCCAAAATGATTTATAAAAGTATTACTTCTTAAATTAGTTTTATTTAAAACAGAAGTATTAATACAAATATCAAATAAATTTTCATAAGTAATAATATTATTAACAATATGATTGTTAAATTCTGGTATATTATATTTTAAATAATTTTTAATATAATTTTTAGAATCAATTAATATTTGATTACTAGTATTTAATCCACCATTATTAGTATTAATTAAATAATTAATTCTATTTTGATATATTTTATTTGGAATATAAGTCATAGGATCAATATATCTATTAATTTTATCTAACTCTTTAAAAGCAAGTGTGGTACTCTGATGAAAACTATTTTTATTAATAAAAAATAAAGGAACATATTCTGTATTTTCTTTTAATTTTATAATATAATCATTATTTAATTGAAAATCAGGATGTTTACTATATCTATTACTTATATTAAAATTAAACATTTTCTTTTATTTTTAATTGTTCTTCTAATTTAATTATAGGTATTTCAAAGTTAAATAATGGTAATTCAAAAGTAAATTTAAAAGGCAATTCTCTAAAATCATCACCTAATTTTTTATTTACTATGAAATTATTCAATCCTGATACCATTAATGATCCTATTAATGCTCCACAATGAGATGTAGCTTTAAAAGAACATGGTGCTTCTCTTACTTCAGAATCATCAAATAATTCTGCTTCATACTCAGCTTCTTTACCTTTAGTAACACAAAATACCATACCTATTTCTGCAAGCATTCTACCATCAATAAAAACATCTCTATTTTCTTGAGCTTTCCACTTTTGAAACATAAGTTTTCTAGCTTTCATATTATCAAAACATGAAAATACTATTGGTGAAGTAGGAGAATTATCATCGTATAATCCAAATACTTCAGTATTTTTATTATCTGTAAATAATTCTATATTTTGTTTAGTAGCTTCAGCTTTATTTACACCTATTTGATTAACTCTATATAATTGACCAGCCATATTGGTTTCATCAATCATATCATTATCAAATATATATAAAGTATGACCTATTCTGCTAAGAAACATACTAGCCCATGATCCAATACCACCTGCTCCACCTACAATTATATCAAGTGGTTTACCATCATACCATTGAGCATCTTGAAACCTAGCATGTTTATTATTTATATTTATTTCTGGTTCATTCATATTAATAATTTTTTAAAAAATTTATTTCTAATTGATCATCATCACTTTCAAATTCTAAACCTGTAAAATGTTTAGTTAAAGCATTACTTACATCTTTTTCTGGTAAGATATAAATATCAAAAACATCTAACAATAATTTAGTTACTTCGCCTAAATTAGGACTATCTTTAAAAGGCTGTAATAAATCAGTAAAACTAACTGCTAAACAATGATAATCTAAATCTTCACCGTTAATATTTAAAATATTATCACATTTTAAAGCAAATCTTTCTTCTAACATACCAAGTTGATAATCTCTCATGTGTACATTAGATAAACTAGTAGAAAAATTAATTAAAGCTGTTTGAAGAGTCATATTTTCATTACCATCAATAAGAAATATTAAAGCTTCTCTTACATTACCTGGAGAATAACAATTCTTAGCTCTAATAATACGTTCTTTTTTACCTTTTCCTTTATCTTTAGTTTCAGCTAAATTTAACTTCTTTTCCATTTCTTCAAATTCATCTTGTGTTTTTGCTGTTTTTTCTGCTTCTTTGTTAATTTCTTGAAATGTACTTTTTATACTAGTCCCTCCATGACCAGTCTTTAAATCTTCCCAATCCCAAGATCTACTAGTATGAGCATAACCATAATCTTTATAATTATGTTTAGGTTTTTTAGATTCTTCAATACTTTTAATTCTTTCTTCTAAACCATCTAAATTTTCTCCACCACCTTCTCTAATTAAATCTAAATTGATTTTATACATCATAGATTTATCAGATACAATAGGTTTTACATTATTTACTTCTTGATTAGTTTCAATTGTTTGAAGACCATCAGCTCCTTTATAAGTTCTAGTAACTTTAATATTACCTATTTCTTTAATTTCACCTTCAATTTTCTCATCTAAACACATTGCTACAGCAGCACACCATTCATTGATATTTTGAAAATTAACAATTAAAGATAAATAATAATTATGTTTTTCAGAATTATCAAATAATTCATCTGTATCTGTTCCACTAAAGAAACATCTCATATTATGATGAGTATGTAAATGCCCTATTTTTAAACCATTTTCTAAAGCAGTTGTATATTTTTCAAAACTATACTCATCATCAGTAGAAAATTCATATTCTGTATAAGTAGCATTACCTATATCCATTAATATAAAATCTTCAACTCTTAATACTAAAGTACCTGGTTTCTCTATCTCACCTTCTACAACTTTATAAAGAAGAATAGCACTCCATTCTATAGCTTTAATTTTATGATGTAAAAATTGTATTTTTTCAATAACAGAATTAGGTATAATTAGTTTACCTTTTTCTTTAAGTTCAACTAATTGTCTGCTATGCACTCTCTTTGATTCTACTAAACTCATAATTTTTTGTTTTTAAATAATAATTATTTATATCTTTTTGTAACATATTTATTACTGATTTAAATAAATGTGGATTTAAACATTTAATTGTTTCAGCATTATTACTTACATTTTGTTTAATTTCAGGCGTTATTAATTTGCCTTTATATTCAATTTTTCTACTATTATTAATATTATTTTGAATATCTCTATTATATCTAGCTATATTATTTTCATAATCTATAGCATTTATATTATTAGTATAATATTCATCACCAGATTTAAAACAAATATAATTAGAACTATTATATGATAAATTACCTAATGAAGATTCTAATAATTCAGAATTTATTATAAATTTATTAAATTTATTAATATTACTAAATGTTATTAATTTATCTCTATTAATAACATTTAAATTATTTTTAATTGTACTATAACAATCTTTAATAGAATCTGTACTCCAATTCTGATTAACAGTTCCTCTAGCATTACCTATAGTTTCCATTCTCACATGAGGTCCACCTTCTAATGATTCCCAACCAATATAACCTTGAATTAATAATAATAATTTCATTAAATTATTTTCATTAAAACTATTATTACTACTAGCCATACTATATACTAATTCTGATAATGGTGTATCATCTCCTAAACACATTTTAGACCAATGATACCTATCAGGACTACAATGAGAATGACTATAAGATCTATCAAATTCTTCTAAACTATAAGTTTGTCTTCTTCCGTAAATATTAGAATATATTTTAAAATTATCATTAAAAAATAAACTTAAATAAAAATCATATATTTTATGACTTTGTTTTTTACTATTTTTAATTTCTATTTCTGGAAAATGAATAGTTAATCTATTTCTATATAATCTATCAGGTGTAAATCTATCTGATTCTATATTTCTAACAAAATCCCAATTATCATCAAATACAGTTGTACAACATTTAGTAAATATATCATCAATAGTAGCTAATTTTAATTTTATTTCATAAACTTCTAATTCTTGTTTATATTTAGTTTGTCTATTTTTATCTAATTTAATTAGATATTTTTCAACATTTAAATCATTATTTTTATTTTTCATTTCTTCATATTTTAATAATTCTTTTTCATAAACTTCTTTATCAAAACATAAGTCAGAAAAATCTAATAACTTTGATAAATTTATAGTAATATTATTTAAATCATTTGAAAAAATACTACCATATATCTTTATATCTCTGAACATCAATTCATGTTCTCTATATATAACCATATATAATACAGGTTGATCTAAATCTATTCTAGTTAAAATAAAATTATAAGTAACATTTCTTTGTTGATAACCAGATTGTGATCCAGATAATGAAATTCCATATAATTTATGATTAAATATAATTTTACCTGTAGTAGTTTCTGATTGTAAGTTTAAAGATTTTAAATAATCAAAATTAGTTATTTTACTTCTAGGATCTTCTGTATTTATTTTATTAATAGTATTTAAATCTTCAATATTAGGTATAGTTGATATAGTAGGATTATTATCTAAAGAATTTAAAGATTTACCTTGCTCTATAGCTTGCATTATGCTATCCCAAGCATCAAAATCAAAATTTTGTTCATCCATAATTTAATTATTAAAAAGGCTAGTTATTACACTAGCCTTTTAGTTAAAATTCCAATTCTTGTAAACAACTTTTTTGAAATTGTTCATTTTTAAAATAAATATCAAAGAAATCATCTATTTCTTTTTCCATTTCTGTTTCTTTTTGGAGAACAGTATTATTTTCCAAATCTTCTTTTTGTATTTCAGCAGACATAATATTTATTTTTTAGTTAATTATTTTGTAACTAGTTGATAATCAGAAACCTGACTTTACTTTTTGAGGTGTAAGAAACAAAGTAAATCCTTCAGTTGGTAATACTCCACCATCATGTTCTAAAGTAGTTTTACTTTCTTTAATCATACCTTTCATATTACTAGGATCAATATTAGCAGCTTTTAATTCTGTTTTTAATTCTCCCCAAGTAGTTGCACTTGATTGTAATTCTTTTAATGTACTAGTTTCTGTTGAAAAAACTTTAATTGTTCTCATTTGTTGTTTGTTTATTGTTAAAAACTATGATATATTTTTAATTCAAAAATTCTTCTTTCCTTGAGAGTTTTTGAAGTAATGGTAATATCTTTTCCATCTTTTTTAGTAGTATAATGACAATAATTAATAATTTTATTGATATTATTACCTACTAATAATGAATCATTCTTCATATATTGAAGAAATCTTCCTGTACCAATATTAAAAGATAAAAGCCCCATTGCTAGAGCTTTATTATCTTTTAAATTAGTATTATTTTTTACAAAATCTATTGCTTTTTGTAAATCTTTCTTTAATAAAAGAGTTGCTTCTATTTCAGAGATACCTATAAATGTTTCATCTTTTTTAATTACATGACCATAACCTATAGTCAATAATCCATCACAAGAAATAGTAGGTTTAAGACATAATCCTTCTTTACTTTTTAAATGATTAATAGACAAATTATATAGATTTCCCAGATCTATATTTGTTTTGTAAATTGTATCATGTATTTCTATTATTCTTGGTTCTGTTTGTTCATAATGAATTTTATAAGCTCCTATGTAAGCATAAATTATTAAAATAATCATACTACATATTTCTAATATAGATTTAATAGTCTTATTAATAGTTATATTAAATAGTTTCATGTGTTGTTATATTTATGTTAAAGATTAATTTTCTTTCTTTTGGATGTTTAACCCAATGATAACGTTTTCTTCCACTTTCTAATACAATATTAGGACCATCATCTTCAATTATACCACATTCTTGTAAAGCATCTTCAAAGAATTTTTCTAGTAACCACATATTACTAACATCAGGCATATTACCTCTAGGTATTTCATATATATCACACGATATACTTAAATAATTACCTGGTGTTAATATTATAGGTTTAAGTTGTTCTCTAATATACTTACTAAAGTAATTATGATAATAACCTGCTACTTTCTTTCTCATTGTATGATGAAGTATTCCAGAATAAAGTGCATTTCCGTTAAGTACCCAGATATTCTCTGCTCCTACTTTCTTTGTATTTTTCACCATTCTATTTCCTCCATTATCACAACAATAAGCTTTACCACTAATTAATAAAGGCTGATCTCTAAAAACAGCTTTATGTTTTAATGGTAATTTATCTTTATCTTTATATAGCCAATATTTAGGACTTGTTTTTTTAGATTTTACAAAATAGTATTCCCATTCAGGTACTATTACTTTATACATTATATCAGATTTATTAATTGATTTTTAAGATTATCATAACCAAAACTTGCTACATAATCAGATACATCTTTTGCTGTATCTTCAGGTAAAAATAAATTTGGTATATTATATTTTTCAGATAATTTAGTAGAACCTTTAATACCTGCTTTATCATTATCAAATATTATTACTATATTTTTATATTTTTCTTTAAGTATAGACATCTTAGTTTCATCAATTAAACAAGATTCTGCATTTGGAGCTACAGAATCATAGTTTAATTTGTATAATACTGCAACATCTTTTAAAGATTTTGTAATAATAAGAGTATCAGATTTATAACGTAATTGTTTAAATCCTTGTAAAGTATCTAAATGAGTATTACTCATCCATTTTATATCATTATTACCTGCATAAGGTTGATATATTTTCCAAGTTTCTAAGTTATTAGGTTTTTCAAAATAATAACCAAATGATAATGGTTCAGAAATATAATGTTTATAATTTTCCTCTTGTATTACCCACCATGATTTAATTGCATGAATATCAAAATAATTTAAATCTTTTACACCAAGTCCATATTGGTCATACCAATACTTCTTGTGAATACCTGTATTCCAGTTTGTTAGTTCAACTTTTATCTCTTTTTTAGCCTCTGTTGATTGAAGATAATTATCTCCATAGAGCAATATTTCTTTTTCTAAAAATGAATGAACAAACTGTTTTGAGGTATTATTTTGTAATTTTAAATTAAAATCTTTATTTATTAAATCAAGTGCTTCATAAAAAGTTAAATTATATTTTTTCATTATATAACTAAAGCAATTATACGCTTCAGTATCTCTAAAATCTTTATAATATAATTTACCATCTTTCATAAAAATAACACAACTAGGATTTTTATCTCTTTCTATTTCTGAACAAAAAGCTTTACCTATCTCTTTAAAAGAGAATATATAGTATTTGAATATATCATATTCAGTTAATAAAGATAAGATATTATCTTTAGTGGCTATTTTTACTCCGTACATAAGTTATTTAGAATGGCACATCATCATTAGTAGTAGTTGTACTAGCTACTTCTGATTGTGCAGGTCTAATATAAACATCATACTTTGGATTAGTAGATAATGTACTTGGTGAAGTACCATCTAATTCAAAGAAATTAGGAAAATTAGGAAAACCAATATTAGATTTACCTGTAGTTTTACTTGTAAGATATACAAATTTACATGTAAATTTCTTACCAGCAGCTTTAGGTACAACTTTATCTCTGATTCTTCCTACAAACTCTTGAAAATTAGCAGGATTGTTAATAGCTGCATAATATTCTTCTTTAGATACAATTTTAGAGAAAACATGAAGTAATTGTGCATTTGTTTTATCAATTGCCCAACCCTCAGTACTATCAAAAAATGCAATATTTACAATTGCTCCATTTGATTGTTTAAACTTTAATTCTGCTCTACTTGTAATAGTTTCTCCTGTTTCTTTATCTTTTGGAAAATCAAAAGAAACTAACTCATTACCAACTACTCTTTCTCCTGTTAACTGTGGTGCTCTACCATCTGCTGTTAACTCTTTACCTTCACTTGTTGTTGTTGATCCGTAACCACTCATATTTATTTGTTTTATTTATTACTATTTATTATTAGAAAGGTATATCTACACTTTCAGTTTTTAATTCTTCAGAACTAGTTTTAGCTAATTCTTTTAAAGTTGCTGCTGATGGTTTACCAAAAGCTGATTCACTAGATACTGCTGGATCTAATGTTACTGTTTCTACATCTTCAATTAATTCAAATCCAGGTTTCTTCACAGGTTTAACTCTTAACCCTTTTAACATTGAATGTTGAAATAATGTTCTAAGATCAGTACTAGTTAAATTGTATTTATCTTGAATACAACCAACTTCTGCATTATAATTAGTATCTTCTTTAGTTCTTGTTAAACCATTCTCTAAATCTGCTATAATACCTTTTAAAGATATTTTAATAGGTTCAGTAGGCATTACAATTTGATCTACTTTTTTTGTTTCTACTACTTCACTCATAGTTTTTTGTTTTATTATTGTTTTATTTTCATATGGATCTATACCCATAATATAATTTTCTGGATTTAAAAATATTTTTTCTAACTGAGTATTATTTAAGTGATCACTTATATTTGTTCCAGTGAATAATATATTATTAGGAATAATTTGTTCCCATATTCCATTTCCTCTAGGAATTTTCCATGAAAACTCATTCATTTTAACTAAACATTTCTGGATATATTAATGACCAATTAATATTTTCCAAATCATTTGTTTCTTTATTATAATCGGCTATTTTAATATCTTGACCTTTTAAATGATCAGGTCTAGCTCCACAAGTTACTTCATCAGATGTTTTAAAACTGATTCTTAACTCAGAATCTTCACCTCTATAAATATAACCAACCGCATCAGCTCCAGCACAAGCTATAGTTTTAAGTTTACCTGTTAAATCTAAATCTTTTGCTGTTACTTCTTTACCTGCTTTATTGATTATATTCTCTTTTAAATGACCTATTAATATTAATCTAGGTGTTAATTTTTTAATTTTTCCTATATATTCTTTATATGCTTCTCTAATATAATAATAACCTGCTCCTCTAGCTAAATCCAAAATATCTGTACCTGTAAAAGTTGCACCCATAGGTGTAGCTTTATAAAGTTCAAGAGCAATTGGTTTTAACATTTCTTCAAATTCTGTAGCAGTATCTATTGTTATAAAATCATATTTTAATTTCTTTTCTACTATTTCTCTACCAGCTTCTGCTAAATAATATTTATTATTTCTTAATCTTTCTTCTTTAGACTCATTAGATTCATTTGCAGGAGCTTTAATACCAATTATATTGATACTCAAAGCATTTAAATATTTAGTACCTTCTTCTAAATCAAATATTAGATTATTATCTAATGAATTAATTAGAGTAGTTTTACCTACTTTAGGTGGTCCATATAATATAAATACTGCTGGATCTTTCTTATCACTTGCTTTTCTTATTTCTGGTAACATTATTGTTCTTTTAAAATTGTATCAATTTTAACCATTAATAACTTATTATCTTGTATTTCAAGATTAATACTATTAATTACATCTCCTTTTTGTTGTAAAAATTCACCTTCATCTAAATCACCTTTATCTTTACAAATTTGTATTTCTTGTTTAATAAATTCAAGTTTGTTATTAATATCAATTAATTTAGGTTTAGCTATTTTTAATTCTTCTTTAACATCATTACTTATCTCTAATAATGATGTTAATTCATCATTTAATTTAATAAAATTACTCATTTTCTGTTCTTGTTATTTCTCTATACATAATTAAACTACATATAGCATGATCTATATGTAATAATCCACTTCCACCAGATTCTATAGTGTCTATGTGTTCACCTTTTCTAACAGCTTCTAAATGTCTATAAGCAGCACTTATATATCTTTCTTTAGGTCTTACAGCTTGCCAATTATTAGGTCCATATTTCATAGATCCATAAGTTAATACTTTTGCAATGCCTTCAAGAGCAAATACAGGTATTAAATTATAATCTATCTTTCCATCATCATATTTTTTACCTATCTCTCTATCCATACTCCACTTTCATTTTTAAAATAAGAAGATTTTCTATTTTCCATATCAAATGCATATTTATAAGATTCAGGAGTCATATCTTTAGGTTTAGGTAATTCTCTAAAAGTTCCTACTTTATCTATAAAATTTAATCCAATATTTACATTAGGTTCACCATCTCTGTTTTCAAGTATTTCTAAATTTCTAAACTTATTACCTAATTTTGTAATATCATAACCTTCAAATTGTGTTATACCATGTCTATATGGCGAATATAAAGTCATAATAACATTAGCATCTCTAGTAGTATATTTAGAATCTCCAAAATCTTTTAAAGTAGGTGTTAATCTATTAGATTTAAATCTTTCATCATTATCAGTATCAAAAGTTAATTGTTGTATAACTACAGGAGTAGCACCAAAATTATTTCTCATACTTACTAAATACTGACTCATTTTATCAATATTTTGTTTAGTATTAAAACCTCTTTCTTCTCTTAATAATGCAATATGATCAATAATTATAAGCCAATAAACATTATCTTTATTAGGAGTATATTTATCAAATCTCATAATAGGTTCACCTTCAGGATCTTTATTAATATTTTTAAATTCAATAGTACCTCTTTTCTTAGCTTTTTCTATTAAATATTTATTAATACCTGTAGCATTATCAGTCATATCATGAACAGTTAAATAATCTTCTATTTTTTCAAAATAATTTCTATAACCTTTAACTATATTATATAATTCATCTGAACAATAATGTTCACCTTTAGATAAAATAGTGTTTACATCAGCAATAATATTATAGTCATGCCATAATCTTCTTGCTACACCTTTAACTAATTTAGTTTTACTATCTATCTCAAAAGAAAAATAATCTATATCTAATTCAATATTACTATCAGGATTAGATAAAATATAATCTAAAGAACCATAAAGAAATACATCATCAACAAAACTTGTCTTTCCCATTTATATTAACTACTAAGCTATTTATCTTAGTATTCTATGTGTTTCCATATAGATTAGACTATATCATCACTATTTCTAGTGCAGGATGCTCGTGTTAGCTTCATTACCGTTCTGGTAGTATGCTATTAGTCGTTGAACCTTCATCTCATTCCTAAGATGCTCGGCTGCTGATTGTCCATTAGCCATCTTTATTATTTTCAAACATTCACACTTATCTTTACAGATTATGTTGTAGTTAATAAAGCTTTAGGAGTTTCCAGCAATTCTTCCTGTTTTATAAGATCTGGTTGTATTAAATATCTATTTTTGTATAAATTTCTAGTATTTTTAATTGCTCTTGATATTGTTTGAAATTTTACATTAAAAAATTGTTCTGTTTCTTTATAAGAATTAAAATTATAATAAATACCAGTATAAGTATCTAAAACTAATAAAGCTTTTCTACGTTTTAAAGCTTCTTTTTTATGATCTCTACCATTATAAATTTTAATTTCTGAATTATCAGTTGAATATTTCCATTGATAACCTCCTGCTGTAATATGTCTTTTTTTTAATACTCTACTTATTTGACAAGTAGAAATATTACTATCATTACTAGCATCAGTTATAGAATTGTATTCTTTAATAAATTCACCATTTTTTAAATATTTTTTAATTTTTTTACTTCCATACTTAGGTATTTCACCAGATGCAATTTTATTTTTTCTTGTAAAAGACATTTTTTGTTTAGATTCATCTGATAACTTTAATCTTATAACTTCTTTAGTTAAATTATAATCTCCTAATTTATCAATCCAAAATTGTTCTTTTACAATTAATTCATCAATATTACAAATTTCTAAAATAAAACAAGTAAAATATTCTTCACTATATTTATTCCAAGAATTTTGTAAATAACTATTTTGATGTTTGTTATGTCTTAATAAAGCTCTATGTTTATATAATCTTCCAAGTATATTTATAGAACTTCCAACATAATTTTTATTTGTAATACTATTTTTTATACAATAAATACCTATTTTTTTATTCCAAGTTTGCCTTAATTTCATAATATTATTTTATACAAAGATAATAATATTATTTGAATAAAGCAAACACAAAATAAAATACTTTTTTGTTTTTAAATCTTAGTACCCGCTCCGCATAAGTAATATGTACTCTGCTGAATATTAGGTAAAAATTGTCTAAGTCTGTTAAATGATATTGGAATCCCTTTATTATTACCTGCTCTACCGTTATCAATTGATTTTAAAATACTATCAAACTTATTACTTTTTACTATTTCTTCACTCATTATACTTGTTTATGAAAAACACTTCCACCTGCTTCTTTATTTTGTCTGTAAGATTCTCTTGCAGAACTATCTTCTATTATAGATAATAATAAAGAATTACCATCTTTAGATATAAAATAATCAGAACTAACTGTATAAGCATAATTTTCTTTTGCTTTTTTTCTTAAATAAATAGTAGTTGCTTCAATTATATCTTCTTTAGTAATCTTTTTATGCTCATTAATAAAAGCATTCATTTTCTTAATACAATTAGTTCTACTAGATCTTATAGGTCTTCCACCATTACTAATACCAGTAGGAAATAATTGATTATATTCATCTATCCATTTACTAACATCTTTAGTATTTTCTCTTTCTCCTATAAATAATCTAAATTTCTCAGTTATAATTGGTTCTTCTTGATTGATTAACCATTCATCTTTAACTAAACTATTTATAACAGATATTGGAATACTAGTTGCAAATGGATATACTTGTTTCTTAAAAAGATAATAAAGATAACAATAAGTAGTAGGAGATAATCCTACTTTATTTAACTCATCAATATTACATTCTATGACCATATTCTATTTTCCTTCCTTCTAATTCAAAATCTTCAATAAAAGAAATTTTAGCTATATATTCCTCTATTCTTCCACAAGGACAATATGTATTAAAATTTTCTTGAATTTTTAAAGATAATAACATAAAGTTATTTTTAGCTTCAGGATGTTTATCTGTAACAAATTTTAACATTATAGATAATTTTTCATCTGAAATATGTGCTACTTTTTTAATTGTTTTTTCCATAATAATTATTTTTAAACTATTTCATCCACTCTTTAGTAATAGTAGTATCCACTTTCATTTGTACTTTAGATACATATTTATTACCACAATTTATCATTATTTGTTCCATTTCCTTAGAAAATTCTAAAGCTAAATCTTCTCTAACTTCTACATCAATAGCATCATGAACAGTACAAATTAAAAATGCTACTTCTTCTTTATATTCTTTATTATATTCTATAATAAGTTTTCTAACTTCTACTAAAGCTTCTTTAGTAATATCAGCACCAGAACCTTGTATTGGTTGATTACCACCATTTCTTTCAGTTTGACCTTCTATTTTAAATATTTCTTTCCATAATTCTTTAGATTCTGGAGAACCTTTAATATAATTAGAAGCTTTTTCTCTTAATTCTTTAGCTTTATTTATTTCTGGATAAAATCTTTTTCTTTTACAAGGAGCAAAAGTCATTGAATAACCTTTTTCTTTAGCAAATTTACTTTGTTTTTCCAACCATTTATTTAATTTAGGAAAAGCTTCAGCATATTCTTTAAATAATTGTTCAGATTCTTCTATACTAATACTTAATGTATCAGCTAATTTAGGTGGTCCCATTCCATAAGGTTTACCAAAATTAATAGTTTTAGCTTTATTTCTTAAATCTTTATCAGCTTTAGTAATAGTTTTCTTAAACATCATACTACCAGCATAACAATGAAGATCTTCTCCTCTATTTAATACATCTATAAAACCTTCTTCTCCTGAACCATCAGCCATTAAATTTAATTCTTGACCACTATAATCTATAGAAACCCATAAAAATCTTGGTCTAGCTTCAAAACAATTTCTAAATATATTTTTAGCAGGTATATTTTGTAAATTAGGAGCATTATCATCTTTAGAACCAGATGATACTCTTCCTGTATTTAATACTTGCCAAAAAGATGTATGAACCTTTCCTGTAGTTTTATTAATATATTCTAAAAATCCTTCACCATAAGTACTTATAATTTTAGCTTTTTCTCTATAATCTTGTAAAACAGTAAAAAATTTATGTTTATCAACTAATTTAGTTAATTCTCTATCATTAGTAGATTCTGGATTAAATCCTAAATCTTTACATATTTTATAAATTTGTAAAGGTGAAGAATAATTTATTTTTAATTTTCTTTCTTCAAAATCAAATAAATTACTTTGTATATATTTAGGAATATATTTACTTAATTTAGGTTCAGATTCTACAATATTATCTAAAGTTTGAGTTATTATTTCTAACTCTTCTTTAAATTTATTAGTATTAGCTAACCATTTTTCTTTATTAAGTATCATACCATTATATTCTATATCTCCTAAAGCTTTTAATACTTCATTTTCAAGATTAATACAATATAATAAATCTAATTCTATAATCTTATGATATTGTTTTTCAGCTATTAAATTTAAATATTTAACATCTTTAGAAGCATATAATATTTGGTCATCATTAAAAGGCTCATCTATTAATTTAAAAAATTCTCCTCTAACAGATTTATCTAATGTAATATTTAAATATCTTTGAGCTACAGCAGCTAAGCCATATCCATATTTTTCATAACCACAATATAATACACATTCTGCAAGCATTGTATCCCAACAGTTGTTTAATACTATACCAGCTTTCTTTAAAAATTTATAATCAAACTTTAAATTATGACCTATAATTATTTTACTTTCTATTAATTCTTTAAATAATAATATGTTTATTCTTCTAACATCAATTACAAATTGATTATCAGAATCTCCTAGTTGTAAACTTAATATCTTTTTAGTATGTGGATCTTTACCTTTTGTTTCAGTATCTAATTGAACACTTTTATGATTTTTAAAATAATCTAAACAATATGCAACTGTTACTTCTGTAAACTGTTGTGTAGTAATTAATCTAGGACATCCTATTGTGTATATCATTTAAAAGAAAGTTAAAAAAAATAAATCATTATAAATATAATATAGGTTGACCATATTTATCAGATAATAAATTTATTTCAAATTCTTGTTTTACATATTGTTCATTATAAGTTAAAAAATCTAAATGTTTATGAAAATCATTTGGTGTTAAAGTAATTTTAACATCTTTCATTGTTTTATAATATATATAAATTATAAGATAATCTATAATATTTAATCCTGTACTATTTAATCTAGATATAATAAGTTGTTTAATTCTTTCTTTCATAATAGAAATAGGCGGAGCTATTAACTCCGCCATTTATATATTTAAATAATTAGAATCTTGATGCCATAATAGCATTAATCTGCTCTACTTCTTTTTTAGCTACAGCAAAATCATCATCAGCATCAATAATTTGACGTGCAGATGCACTTGGATTTGAAGCTAAATAATTGACTACTTTTTCAGCAGCACTAACTGCTTTCTTTGCATGATGTAAATCAGTAATAAATGCTACTTTATTATCTTCTACTTTTTCTGATAAAGCAGCTAATGCTTTTTGTTCTGGTGTTTTACCTAATTCTGCTGTTGCTAATTCTAATAATGTTGCCATTTTTTGTATTTTGTTTTGTTAAAAATTTAGATTATTTTATAATAAACCCTTAGCCTTTAAGAGTTTAGCTCTAGATAATCCTGAACTAGTATTTTCTTGATGTTTTTTAAATTCATTTACTGAAAAAGTACCTAAATCTACATGATATTTAGTAGATACTTCTGGTGTTATATGAACAAAGAATCTTTCATCAGAGTCATAAAACGTAACAGTTTCTCCTACATTAGAATCATCAATTTGGTTAGAAATAATTATACAATAATATTCATCATCATCAACTTCTGTTACTTCTAAAACAGCTTGATCAGATAAATCAATATCTTGAAAATTACTTAAAGCTTTATCTGTTCCAGTAATTAAATCACCTACTTTAAACTTCATTTTGTTTTGTTTTTATTGTATCTGGGAATACAATTATATATAATCTATTAATCATTCATATTTTAATAAACATCTAAAGGGCGGATTCCCACCGCCACAATAGGTTTAATTTTTATTTAAAAACTATAATTCTGTATCAAAGTTAAATTACTTTAGATGTTCTTCATCTTCAAAGTGTATATTTTGTATTGATTTAATAATTAATAAAAATATAGGTATAAAAATTGGTCCTAAAACCAAGATTACAAAGATACCAGTTATTTTGTTTACTAATGTTAATTCTTTTAAAAATATTTGTTTCCTGAAGATAATAATGTTTGTTAAACTAACTAATAACCAAATAGTTATTGCTATTAAAAAAGTACTCATAAATTTTATTTATTTTATTATTAATTAATTAAAAAGAAAAAGAGAGGAAATTAATCCTCTCTTTAACTAACCACACTACACACTACACACAAACCAAACGTAGTATTTATATATTATGTTGATAATATTTCATTTAAATAAGTAGTAGGAAGTAACCTGTTATATCTCAAGTTTTACTTTCAAACCTACTACTTATGAGCCACATAACCACTGGTTTACATGTCCACCACTTTGTTTATAAGATAACAAAGAAAACTACCTAATATCACAAAAGTTACTTTAGGATTTAGAGATTACAATTATTAGAGTAGCTTTTTACATATCTGTACATGATATAATCACTTTCATGCATTTTCTCTTTGAATGATTATTGCTCACCTATATCTAGGAATAATTGTAATTTGTTAGGTATGTTGGACTTGCACCAACACCTGCACTTTATCAGTGTGCTGTTCCTCTATACAAACTTATACCTAATCACTTATTTTTATAAAAAAAATAAGAAAATATTGTGGAGTAGGGCGGAGTTGAACCGCCGTATCCTGTAAGCTATTATTAATTTTCTACATGTTTAGTATTATTTTCTTTTAATACAAAATAGTTATTTTTTGGCAATACCATAGCTCAAAATAACAAAATACAACAGATTGTTAAGTACAATACTCTAAACTTTCTAAATTATTAGGCTGCTACTGCCAATTCTGTTTTAGAAACAGGTGAAGTGAATAAATTCACAACTTTTGCTGAGTTAGCTCTTTTTACAACAGCAAGTACATCTTCAGCAGTACCTACTTCGTTGGTTATTACACATTTGTCAGTTAAGACTTGATAACATAGATTTAAATGATAGTTACCATCTCATTACATGCTTATTAATAAATAGTTCTTCCAGGTCATTCCCAGCTACCCCTATGTGATCCTGAAGAGGCTTGAACTCCTAACCTTAGGTTTAGAAAACCTACGCTCTATCCAGTTGAGCTACAGAACCTTTTTTAACTTCTTCATATTCACTATTACTATATAAAAATCCATCTTGTTCAACACATTTTTGTATAGCATGATATAGAGATTCAGCCAATATAGGTTTTTGTTGTCCTTTAGGATTTTTTATATAGTATAAGTTCATATTAATTTAATTTAAAGTTTAACTTAATTTTAACAATAGATGAATCACCCCAACTTGGTAATCTATTGTTAAATAATTTCAAAAACTCATTTCTTTCTTTATCAGAAATAAGAGTTTTTTTATAATCAGATTTAACTTTCTTTAAAGCTTTTTTCTCTAATTCTGTTTTTTCAAATTCAGAATAATTTACTGATTTTAGAGGAGGTACTAAATTTTCTTTTTCAAGAACTTCATATTTAGTAAGATCTTTATTTCTCATTACTTCATTTAATGTTGGATAAGGATTCAATGTATTTGGTAAAAATTCTTTACCTACTATTCTACCAGTTAATAAACTAGTTACATAATCTGATTTTCTATTTGTTTGTTTCATGTTATATTTTCTTTTTTAAAGTCGGCACTAAATATACCTGCGTTCCGTTATAGCCAATAGCTACCGTTCCTTCGTTCCTCCAAGTTCCGACAATTGAAGTTCAGGTGTTGTTAGCCATTTAATTATTTGCTCAACAGTGAACCATCCATAGGTATTATTATCTCCATAATTTACCCAATAGCTAATTTCATATTCTGTTTTGGTTGCTTCTTTTTTATTATCATCAATCCATTTTGGAGATAAAGCCATCCAATATTTACCTTTAGTTCCATTGGTTTGTCTTCTTAATTGCAATTGTTCTCCTTTTAGTTTCCACAAACCAATTTGCATTTCATATTTTTTTAGATTATCCTCATTCCTTTCAAAATGGATTGATTTAGGATATTGATTGCAACCAACTATCGCATCATTGGTTATTTCAGCTATTGTTTCTTCTAAATTTTGTTTAGTGAGCAAATAGTTTTTAATTTCTTCAATTGTAAATATCATTGTTTTATTATTTAAGTTTCTATTCATAATCCGCTACTGGCTATAACAGCACCTTAGCGTCAGTTTTTGGCTATTTAGATTAGTGGTAAACTTGAATAATTCAGTAAGCCAAAAACTGAACGCAAAGCCGCAAAACGTTAGCAAACATTAAAACGGGCTTACGCTCAAAAGCCTTCCGCACTTTGCTAACACAGTATTGGAAGTAATAAAACAAAAAATGGCTCACGCACTTCATAAAATTTTTCAAATTTTTAAGAGGTTTTATTAAGGTTTATTTTATCTAATTGTATTTTTGCCCAATCACGAAATTCATCTACTTTTTTAATTATTCCTTTTTTAAGGTCATTTTCAGAAAAGAAAATATCGGTAGAACTTATTTCAATTTGCCTTAAATGTTCCCAATTATTTATAGGTAAATTTCTTTCAAAAATATTTATTTCTTTAGCCTCTATTGTGTAAAAAACATCTCCATTCAACATATTTCTTATTCCCACAATAGTTCCTTTATATGGCACAAGTATCGTTCCTGTTTGATAGCTTCTATCAGAAATAAAGTGTCTTTGATTCGGGTCTCGTTCTTGTTTAAACCCAAATACTTCTTCGTTAAATTTTAATTCTTTATTCATGTTTATAGTTTAAAAAGTGTTAATACTTAGGCTCACACACGCCACATT